AAATTTTTAATTTCCTTTTTTTTATCATTATCATCTTTCACTTGCTTGATGGGTCTCCGAGTCATAGGACTGGTACCCTCGCTTTTTTCTATCCACGAGTATAAATGTCGCTTTTCGTAACTTGATGGCTCCTGCACATCATCAATATTTATTATATGTACTGGATCCACTAAAAGTTCAAGACTAATTGGTCCTAAATGACCTTCATTAAGTGCTTTTTGATCTGCCTTTTTATCATCCGTACTAGCCATTAATATATAATTTGAATATATTTAAATTAATGAATAATTTGAATATATTTAAATTAATGAATAAATATTGCGTAATCTATAAGTTAACTTATAGTACAGTAAGTCTCACAACATAACGGTATACTAGTATGATAACATCCTTTTGAGTCGTTAAAACTATTTTTTTTTAGGTGACAATCCCGGCAAAATCCATTTTTCCAATCATGACGACGACAAGATCTACGTTGTGAGAATCTACCACTATGCATGACGTATCTATCATTACATTTATCGCATATTGCATATTTTAGTTGTGGCGTATTATCAATCCAATAATAACTCATATAGTTATTATTGATTATTCTTATATTTTTAAATCTATTTAAAATACCTCAGAACATGTTCTGTTTCCACCGCGCATATTAATATAATCTACCTGCTCTTTTGTGACACAAGCGCACCCATCTGCGGAACTTGTGGAGGAGAAGGGAGGAACACAGCATTCCGGTTTAAATTTAGTATCGGCAAAGAAAAACATCTCACCTGGAGGCAAAGGCAAAGCTGATCCGTGATTAGCTTCCAAATTTGGAGCTATACTCTGTAAATGACGAGTATCATATGATCCTTTAACACCTGCTCCCATATTATATGAAGGGGATGCGCCCATTTCGACAAAGCCCTCTTTTACATCTTTAATGCTAATTTTTGCACACGAACAAAGTACAAAACATCCTAAAGCGATACCTATAACCAAGCATAAAATAACTACAAAAGGTCTAAATTTCATTCCAAATAACTTCATTTCCATACTATACATATTTCATAGATAATATTTTAATTATTGTCTAGATTATCAACGCCATCCTTTCTCCACAGTATAGATTCCAATCCGCCATTATAATCAAAAAATATTGTTCCATTTATTCTAAGGAATTTACTATCCGTAATAATATGGTAAAGTTTCCGAGGTTTCTTCACTGGTATTCCGCCCATGTCCAAAGTAGATACGCATCCTCCTAAATCCTTAGAATACATTCTTAAATTAGAAGAGCCTATAAATTTAAATCCGTTTATTTCGTACTCTTTTACTTTATCTACATCTTTTCCATTGATTTCTACAATTCCTAAAACTTGTTCGCCAAATCTTAGTTGATCATTTACTTGTATCTGTTTAATAGGTACGGATCTACCATCATCTAATTCGATTAATGTATTTGGATGGAGACCACATTCTAAAAATTTATGAATATCCTTTAAATGAAATCTTTCTGGCAAAAGATCTTTCATTTCTTGCCGTAGCATAACTATATCCATGTCGTCTACTTCATCCCAGTCAAGAAATTTAATATTATCAATAATAATTCTTTTTGTTGTAGTATTTATACAATACACAAATGGTTTGTAATATTCTCCATATTTGATACTATTTGGGTGTTTTTTGACTTTTATTACTCCTAATTCTTCATCTAATAACGTATGATCCCCCGTCACCAGTATATTATTTAAAACATACATTTCTTGATTTTTTGATGTTGATTTAAAAGTAGCAGTTACCTTGCCTCCATCAATTATTGTATCTCCAATACAAATGTCTTTAATTTGTTTAATCTCTCCATTTTTAAGTTTAATTTCAGTATTTTCATCAAAACAAAAATTATTTATTTCGTTATTTGCAATATTTGCAAAACTCTCTTTTTCATGAAATTGTGATCCTAATCTATTAACTGTATTTGTTTTTTGAATAACCATACTAGATACTTCAGCTGCTGGTATAAATACTGCAAGTGTCATAATAACTAAAAGCATTATTACAGTGAAGGCTAAAAACCAAACAGAAGCCAATGCCCATCCTACAAATGGAAACCATAGTACGGCAAATGCAGATGCAAGGTCTCCGATTCCTAAAAGTACCGCGATTACAATTATAGCTGTAACAATAGCAAGAAATGCTCCAATAAAAGATCTAGTACTTAAAAATGTCCCAATGCCTGTATACATTGCTGTTGATAAAACGCCTTGAGATCGATTTAGCGCTGTTTTACTTTTTGCAAGCATGATACGAAGCGGTACCATTACATTAAAAATCTTGCTAAATACACTTGAAAATATGCCACCAATTGATTTTCTAATATTACTAAACAGACTTCTTGCACTATTCATGTCATTACCAATTGCTCCTATTCCATCGGCTATACCTTGTGTAGCAGCAGATTGTGCTGCGGATTCTACCTTAACAACATCTTTTAAAATATCGGTTAAACAATAATTCAAATTTTCAGCCGTATATGTCATCTTAGAAACACCGGATGGGGCATTAATTAATCCGGCGAAAGGTATAAATAATGGATTACATCTTATCCCAGTCCAATTTTTTTTTAAATACTTTAGATTAGATAAAAAATAATTGTAGCCAAATAATCCACCAAATGTGGCCAAAATCAAACTTGTAATTATAACTGACCCGCCATATTTATCCATATATCCATCGCGTGCATAGGAATCCGTGAGGTGTTTTTTTAAAGAATTAGGTTCAGGTCTTCCTATGCCTGGTATTTTATTTATAATATTGCTTCCAAGGTCTTTTATACTTGTCATATATATAGTAACTGTATATTAAAGGTAAATTATTTTTGAAATTTTACCTTTAATCAAAGCATTAACTATATTTTTGTATTGTTTTAAGGGATCCAATTATAGGTCCATTAATAATACTTTGTCCCATTAATTGTTGACCCTGCATCATATGCATCAAAACTGACATTACTCCGATTAATTTCATAATTAAATCTCTAAATCCTATTATAAATTTTTGCATTTCGATCAATACATTATTAAATACTCCAAAAACATTTGTAAATTGTCCGCCAATAGCTGGTCTTAACTTAGACTGTAAATCTCTAATTCCTGAAAATTGCCCAGACAAAGCACTGAGATTTTGCTGTAATCCCCCTGTAGCAGCGGCTAAAGGTGCTTGATGATAAGGCATTGTGGTTGATTGTAATTGTGCAACACATTGTGCAAAGTTATCGGCGGTATCGTGTCCAAAAAAACTAGCAAATGGTAAAATCATTGGATTACATCTATACTGAACCCAATTATTTTTGATATTATTAAATCCTACAATAAGAAAACTCACCAAAAAACATGCATAAAACGCTGCTATTATTAATACTGCTAAAAATATGTCACGAAATTTCATTAATATTAAAATATATTGTGATTTTAATATTAAGATCTTGGAGTAATTAATTATCTCTTTTTTCTGCGTTTGGAAGAACGTTTACGATTTCTCTTTTTTGTTCTTTTTGTTCTTCTTTTCCTTTTCATACTTTTACGTTTTCTTCGGGTACGACGTCTAGTTTTTTTGCGGCGGCGTTTTTTCCCTCCGTTCATGTTATTTAGACTTTCAATGAAAGAGCCCAATGCAGTCGTTCCGCCTTGACGTTTTCGAGTTCCACCACCCGATCCACTCCAAGAATCGCCCATGCTATCTAAAGAACCCGCGCATAACGTATTTGCCATTAATTGTTGTGCTGCTGCAATATTATCATTAGGGTTAGGAGACATTGCCGATGATGATCCTGCAGTGTATGTAGTTGTTGTTGTTGGTACTCCACTACATCCACAAGATTTCGACCCTCCTTTTTTGCGTCCACCCTTTTTCCTTTTTCTACGTTTGCCTCCTCTATTAGCACCAGCAGCTACTAACAAATTATGATGGTTTGAATTTATTTTATGAGTATTTCGTTGACCTGCTTTAACAGCAGATGACAAAAATGTGACGCTCGCTCCGGCTTTCGGTGGTTTATATGATGTAGTCATTCTAAAATATATCTATATAAAATTTTTAACATAAAGAAAAGTGATACATATATATCATAAATGAGTAATCTTAGTGACAAAGACCGATTAAATTTAAAGGAAATGGTTAAATCTTATGGAGCTGATGATAATACTACAAAAATACGCGATTTGAAACATAGTAGGCAGATCAGAGATAGTGTAGAAACGCTTCTTAAATTAAAAAGAAAGCATAGTCGCATGCAACAAACAAATAAAGCAATGTTTGAGAAGCTTATTATTTCTAAATGTAACTTTTTATGGAACAATTATACCAATATTTTCAATCGATTATTAAAAGATGAAATTAATGTTAATATATTATACAAATTTATTGATAAACTAAGAGAGATTGAAGAAGGCGTTACCGATCAACACACTGCCTCTGTAGAAGTTGGAAAGATCTTAAAAGAGATGTATATTGATAGTGCTCTACGAAAAGAAAAAAAATATGAGGCTGAAAACAATTCTAAAAAACCAAAGGAGAGAAAGGCTGTTAAAAATATTAGTTGGGCTAAATTTAAAACTGCTGGTTTGGGACAATAAAAGATAAATTGAAATCGTATAAAATCTTCATTCTAAATTTATTTATAATGAAGTTAGTAATAGTTGAATCTCCGGCAAAATGCAAAAAGATCGAAGGGTATTTAGGACCAGGATACAAATGTATTGCAAGTTTTGGTCATATTTATCAATTATCAGATGTAGAGAAACAAAATAATTATACCCCCAAATTTAAACTACTCTCAATGAAAGGTAAATATATTGCAAATCTAAGAACCCATATTAAAAAAGCCAGTGAAGTTATATTGGCAACAGATGACGATAGAGAGGGTGAGGCTATTGCATGGCATATTTGTAGATTGGCAAAATTGCCTATTAAAACAACAAAACGAATCATATTTCACGAAGTAACAAAACCTGCACTTCAGCAGGCAATTAGCAATCCTACCACAATAGATATGATGAAAGTAAACGCTCAACTTGGACGACAAGTATTAGATAGGATGGTAGGATTTACAATATCACCTGTTCTTTGGAAACAATTCTTTCATGGTGGCAAAAACAAAAGTGGTCTATCGGCTGGCAGATGTCAAACACCTGCGCTACGTCTTGTATATGAAAATCAACTAGATATTGATTCAGAACCCGGAAAGAAGGTATTTGAAACAATTGGATATTTTACCAAACATAACTTACAATTTAAATTAAATCACGATTTTGAAATGAATGATGACATTGAAGACTTTTTAGAAAATAGTGTAAATTTTGAACATAAATTATTAAAGCCAAAAAAACCTACACAAAGTACAAGAAAAGCTCCTATGCCATTTTCAACCTCATCCTTACAACAAAGAGCTTCTAATGAGTTACACTTTTCACCTAAACGAACTATGCAACTTGCTCAAAAATTATATGAGAATGGTCATATTACATACATGAGAACTGATAATAAAAAGTATAGTCCGGAATTTATTCAAAAAGCTAAACCATTTATCCGGAACAGATGGGATGTGGATAATACTTACATTAGAAATAATATTAGCATTATAACTATTGGAGAAAGTAAGAAAAAGAAAAATGATACAGCACAAGAAGCTCACGAAGCAATTAGACCCACTAAACTAACTACTGAAAGTGTAACTTTGGGTGATCCGGAGAATAGACTATATAAATTAATTTGGTCAAATACGGTCGAGAGTTGTATGAGTGATGCTATCATGGATAATCTTACGGCAATAATTACGGCGCCATCTGAATATAAATATCGGTACAAAGCAGAACAGGTTAATTTTCCTGGATGGATGATCGTTAGAGGTTATGAAGAATCGAATCAAATCTATAAACTGATTTCAAAGTTTAAAGCAAAAACTGTTGAATATAATAAAATTTATAGCAAGCAGAATCTAAAAAATCTTAAAACTCATTTTACTGAAGCCCGACTTGTTCAAATGTTGGAGAAGCGAGGAATAGGTAGACCTTCTACGTTTTCCAGTTTGATATCTAAAATACAAGATAGAGAATATGTTAAAAAGGGCAATGTTGAAGGCAAGCCTGTTGCATGTATTGATTATCAACTTGTAAAGGAAGAGTTGGATGAGATAGAGATCACTAGAACATTTGGGAATGAAAAGGGAAAATTATTAATACAGCCTTTGGGAATTATGGTGATAGAGTTCCTATTAAAACAATTCGACTCTTTATTTGTATATGAATATACTGAAAAAATGGAAAAGGAGTTGGATAGTATTTCGCAGGGTACGTTAAATTGGCAAGACCTGTGTAAAAAATGTGATACAACTATGTCTTCACTAATGACGGATATTAAGAATAATAAATCCCATATTAAAATTGATGAGCATCATGTTTATATGATTGGTAAATATGGACCTGTAATAAAATATGAAAAGGATGGTGTTACTGAATTTAAAAATGTTAAAAAAGACCTTGATTTAGACAAACTTAAAAATGGTGAATATAAACTAGAAAATATCATTGTTGAAAAACCCAAATTTGGAGGAAGAAATTTGGGATCGTTTAAAAGCAATGAGGTAATACTTAGAAAAGGGAAGTTTGGATTGTACATGACCTGTGGTGGAAAAAATTATTCCCTTAAAGGTATTGATAAATCATTGGAAAGAATTAGACTTGAAGATGTCATTGATATACTTTTGGGTACAAAAAGTACAAACCCGAAAGTATTAAAAATGTTAAATGAAGATATGTCTGTTAGGAAAGGTAAATATGGTCCTTATTTGTTTTACAAGACAAAAACAATGTCTAAGCCACGATTCTTTGGTATATATGAGATCTTTGGTGGGAACAAGGGTGATACTTTTGAATGGAAGAATAAATCTACTAGCGAACTTATTAATTTAGTAAAGAAAAATTGTCTAAAGTCGATATAACCCAGGCATTCTAACTATTCTATTTCGAAGTTGTTCATCTCTTAACATATTAAATTCAATAGTGAATGATAATGGTAGGCATTTAAATTTTACTAATCTTCCATCGTGATATCTAAATTTAAATTTAAGGCGAGTCAATCTTTCTAATGGAGGTTCGTAATGTGAAACATTCATGAGGGCTGAATTTCTAGAATCGAATTGTTGAGAAAATGCTGGACAAGGTAATGGTATTTTTGCAAATGCACTATTAACTTTACCATTATAATCGTTATTATATAATCCCGATGTATTTTCTGAATAGGGTTCAAGCTCATCCATGCTATTATACTTATCAACTTCCATATAGATAATGTCTTCACCCATAATATTAATATTGCAAATTTTATTTTTTTCCTTCCATTCTGCAATTTTAGCTGGATCTGTGATAAAATGCGGAGCTTTGGGATCTTTAACATTTACAAAATAATTATTAGGAGTTGTACCATCTAACCAGTAATTATGCGAACCACTATCTTTATATTCATAACTGAATCCATAAGGTCCGCCTAGAGATATAAGACCTTCAGGGGCGTATCTATCTGGAGTTTTAGTTGATTCGTATATTGCTTTTTTATATCCTAAATAAGCAGGCAATCCCCATTTTGTATATTTGTTAAAAAGTACTTCTTGGGCCGGGTTGTTACATGATTTATAAGGATGTTGTTTATCAAATACTAATGAAAAAGAGTCACATACATTTCCAAACCATAAAGTATTATCAATGCAATTATATTTACAAACAAAGCAATTATATGCAGCGCCACTATCTTCCGCTTGAGCACTATTCATTTTTGTTTGTATTTCTCTTGCTAATTCTTTTGGACAATATGCACCTTCATCAATCTCAATATCAAGTACATTTTGCGTTGAAGAATATGGCTCCATGCTAAAACTCATTTTTGTATTTTGATACTCTTCACTGAATATAAATTGATTGCTAGGCAATGATATTGTATCTAATCGCATAGATTGTACATTGAGTAATGTTTGTGGTAACATTATTTCAAAATGATTGGCTTCTGGCCATTTTTTAATGTCTCTATCGTATGAATGAAAAGATATTAGTTTGCGATCTAAAACATATGTTTGTGATTTGGGAATTAAAGGGTGTGCCTGCATTGTATTAAAATTACTCATTTAATAAAATATTATATTTTATTTTGAAATCCTCTTCGAATTATTTAGTAAAATAAATAACACTATATAATATATTATGTCAAAGAAAGTACCGAAAGAACAGAAATATGATACGCCGTATATGAAGTTGCTAGCATCTAGTAAAAAAGCTAAAAATAAAGTAATTACTGCAGCACAGTCCTTTAACAAAAACAGTTGGTTGCAAATAAGTCAATGGCTAGTAATATTTAAAGTTTTCATATTAATTGGTGTAACTATATTTACGATTGGTCAATTCTCAGGAGTGTCAGATACAGATTTAGCAGCTTATATATGGTTTGCTTTTGCATTAATAATTACATGGGTTCTTAGTTTAAAAATGGTTGCAAACAATAATAATTCTGAAATTGGATTTTGGTCGGCCATAAGCAATGCGTCTGTAATGCTTCCAACTTTAGGGACACTTTTGCCTTTAGGTGTTTTAATTTATGTTCTTATAACAGTAAGACCAATATTACAAAATAACTTAGATAATCTTCCCAAACAATTTTTCTGGTTTAATAGATTAACATTCTTTTTAGTTGTAATGCAAATGTTTATATTGAGTAAATTTTATAATACACATTCAAATAATCAAAATTATAGGGGTATTTGGATAGCAGCCATGATATTATTCTCTGTACTTACAAGCGCGGCGGCAATCGAATTGTATGTGATAATTACAGCTTTTATAACAGATGGTTAATAATTAATTTAAATAAATATTAAATTTAATTATAAAAAAAAAATCTAAAAGTCGTACCATAATTAGTGTCATCGGCCCAAATTCCTGATATTTTTAACAGTATTTTTGCATTATCTAATTTAATTGGGTCCAGTTTTTCTTCGCTAAAAATTTTAATATAGTTTTGATTTAACTGCTCCTCAATTCTACTCGTTGGTACTTTTGTATTTTGTGGTGCAATTTCCAAAAGCTGTTGTTCCACATTCTTAATAAATGAAATTATTTTTCTATTTGATACTTTATCGTAATGACATTTAATCTTATTAAAATATTTTTCTATTTTAACATTTTTAAGAGAAAAAGCAATAAATAGTCCATTTGATGTAAAATATGGATCGGAATAATATAATCTATAAAAATCGCCGCCACTTAAAATATTATTTTTAGTCTTATCTGAAAACATTATATATTCATTATGATACTGTTCTGGACTTATTACAAGAAGCATGTGTTAATAATATTTGATAGATAACATTTAAGTCATTCGCTCTCATTATTAAGTAGGGCTATAAAATGCAAAGTTATAATATTTTCGTTTGTTATATCTTTCATTGTTGTCATTAAATTAACCGCTTTATCACATTGTATTAGTGCTTTTTCAAGATTAGATACTTTAATATCTATATATTCTCTCCAAAGATTTGTAATATTGGGGTGCGATTGTTCGTATATTTTCAATGCCGCTTTTATTTGCGTAATCTTTTCATCCATTATGATAATTGCTTTTTTATTTTTATTAGTATTTAAGTAATAAAGATAAAATACATATTTTACCAAATGGTTAAATATTATGAAACGCGATTTGAAGAGTACATATTAACAAATAATAAGAAAAATTTACATCCTGAATTAAAAAACATAGAAAATTTACATAGTAAAGGGGATACAAATGATCATAATATTATTTTTTATGGTCCATCTGGAACGGGTAAATATACACAAGTATTAAATTATATTAAAAGATTCAGCAATTCAAATTTAAAATACGAAAGAAAAATGAATATTAATATCCATAAAAAAAAGCAATATACTTTTAAGATAAGTGATATTCATTTTGAAATTGATATGGAACTTTTGGGTTGCAATGCCAAAGTATTATGGAATGAAATATACAAAGCTATACTTGATATATTATCAACACGACAATCGCATAATGGAATTATAGTTTGTAAAAATTTTCATAAAATTCACAATGAATTACTTGATGTGTTTTATAGTTACATGCAAACATTATATCATAAAAACATAACACTATCTTTTATTTTTATCTCAGAATCTATTAGTTTTATTCCAGATAATATTTTAAAAAGATGTAAGGTGTTACATGTAAAAAGACCTACTAAATCACAATATAAAAAATGTCTTGGTAATATTATAAATTCAAGTCTTGAGATTACTAAGATTACTAATATTAAAAATTTACGAAGTAATAATTACATTTTAATGTATTCGAATAAAAAAATTGTAAATAGGATAATAAAAAATATCGAAAACTACAAAACAATTAATTATTTGGAATTCAGAGATAGATTGTATGATATTTTTATTTATCATTTAGATTTAAATGAATGTATATGGGAAATTATATATCATTTTATTCGAACAAATAAACTAAATGGAGAGAAAATCGAAAAAATACAAGGATTTCTATACAAGTTTCTTAAATTCTACAATAATAATTATAGACCTATTTATCATTTAGAAAGATTTATGTTTTATTTATGTAAGATCATACATGAATTTTAATAAGGCGATAAAAATACTGGATATAAAAAATAAATATTATACCGATAAAGAACTAAAACGTGCATATTATAAAAATGCTATTAAATGGCATCCTGATAAAAATGGTGGAAGTGAAAAAGCAGCGATGCATTTTAAAAAAATTAAAGAAGCATATGAATTTTTATCAGAGGATGGAATAGAACGTGAAGATATTGAAGATATGTCTTATTCTTCAATACTAAAGAAATGTATTTATTTTGTGATGCCCGATTTTCAATGGGATGATCTCTTTCTTGATTCAACACTTCAAACTGTATTTAAAGATTGTAAAAAAGCTAGTATTAAACTTTTTGAGAAATTATCAAAAGAAAAATCACTCGAAGTATATGAGTTTCTCTCCACGCATAGAGATATTTTAAATCTCGAGGATGAAATGTTGGCAAACATGTTAGAAATCATTAAAACAAAAACACAACATGATAATATTATAATTTTGAATCCTGATATAAATGATTTATTAAATGACAAAATTTATAAATTGGAAGTTAATGAATCAACGTTTTATGTACCTTTATGGCATAATGAAATAGTTTTTGATGATATTTCTGGAAACGATTTAATAGTTAAATGTATTCCAGAATTTGACAAACACATTTATATCGATAACATGAACCATTTACATATTAAAGAAGAACGATCCATTATTAAAATTTTAAATAAAGGTATTTTAAGTGTTAAGGTGGGGGGGAAAGTATTTGAATTTAAAGGCACAGAAATAAAAATTACAAAAAATCAAACACTTGTTTTAAATAATAAGGGTATTTTATTGGCGGATCATGATAACTTATACAATGTCGAAAAAAGAGGTGATATATATATTCATTTGACAATTATTGAATAGATAAAAAATTTTATATAATATTTTTTATATATTTAGTAAGCTTAGGCACTTGACTTGGTTTTCTTGCGACGAACAACCTTCTTTTTCTTTTTAGGAGGAGGTGGTGTCTCAGCCTTTACCTCTTCATCCTCTTCTTCATCGTCTTCCGCGGAATCATCGAAGTGGGGCAAACTGGTTGAATTATCCTCTTCATTTTCCTCTTCCTCTTTTTGCACACTTTCAAGCATTTCATCATCATCACTATCTGCCTCAAGATGACAAACACCAGTACCTACAAGTCGAACCGGCGGACGAACCTGTGCCTGTACGAGCTTCCAAGTGACTCCAAATCGACCTCCTGCCATCCAAAGACCATTACAAGCAATGAGTCCCTTGATATATGATCGAGATGGAACAAGATCAACCGGTGTCTTATTACCCTGAGGTCCTTCGCATCCATCCTTTGTTGGTAGGAATGTGGGCTTACTTTGAGTATCGTATAGCTCTACATTAAACTTGCCTTCCCAAAATGGAAGCTTTAGCTTCATGCTTGGATTCCGACTGTAATCTGGCTCTCCAGTAATCTTATCCTTGGGATACTTAAGAAGTGGATACATCATAGCTTCGGCAACCTCCTTGCTCATCTTACTCTTTCCGAACCATTCTTTCGAATTTTTTACAGCATCATTTAGAAGTTTTTCTTGCAGACCCTTCATATTTTTACAGAAGGCTGCTACGCTCGAAGATTTATCACTCTCAAATACCAGATTTGCATCATATGATACGCGTCCTGAATTTTCATCTACTCGTTCATTCACTCCCCAAGTAAACATCATCGGCGCACTAATAACTAGGGGCTGACCTTTCAGGCGAATCTGAACTTTCTTACCTCCTCGCGAATCAACTGTAGCGGTTTTGTAAGTAACATCATCTGCATTAAGGTGTTTGGCTTTTACGATCATTTCGGTGGCTTTACTCATTTTGTGTTTATGAGTTTAATATAGATGCTTTGTTTTAAATCAATTTTTTGAAATTTTTAAGTATTTGAGATACATATTTTTCATTCTACTATCATGAAGCAAAATGAAAAATAATTGTGATTTGCAATACCTACATACATTAATATATATATATTATTTTCTTATTTAAATACGGTATAAACAATACCTACATGCTTGTAGTTCAATAACTTATTATAAACAAAAATATAAACATTATAAAAAGATTTAAATTTAGGAATCTTATATATACAAGAATGATGAAATTATCACCAAAGACATTTTTTAAACTTCATTTATATGAAAATCCACCTACTCCTCCGCGTAAAAGAAATAAGGTTTCAAGTGAAGACTTTATTATTCCTTCTTATGATGAGTGGAATAGTTTGATAGTAAGGAACTATAACGTATCTCAATTAAAAGATATGGCAAGATACTATAAACAAAAAGTATCAGGTAATAAAAAAGAGTTGGTAAAAAGGATATATAATCATTTAAGATTTTCGTTTTACGCGATCAAAGTGCAGAAAACATGGAGAGGATTTATGATAAAAAATTATAATAATCTTCACGGTCCAGGAGTTTTTAAAAGAGCCAAGTGTATAAATAATAGTGATTTTCTTTCTTTGAATGATATTAAAGATATATCGCATAACCAGTTTTTTAGTTTTGAAGACAACGGGTTTATTTATGGATTTGATGCTAAATCGCTTCACAATCTTATTATTAAAAATAAAACACCAACTAATCCATATAATAGAAAGGTGATTGATAATAAAACTATAAATAATTTTAATAAATTTTTACGATATGGGAAACTATTGAAGAAAAATACAGTAATTAGTTTACAAGATTCTACTAGCAATATGAGTATTGCAAAGAGAATTGAGCTGAATGCTCATACCATTTTTCATAAAATAGACGGACATGGACATATCACTGATGCTACATGGTTTTTAACATTGGACAGGGCACAATTAATAAAACTTACAAGAGAATTAGCTGATATTTGGAATTATAGGACATCATTAACACCTCAAATTAAAATAGCTATTTGTCCACCGCACGGCGACCCATTTTCAGGAATTAATATGCAGTCGCTTGTTGGACAAAATATACAAACTCTTAAAATGAATATATTAAATATATTTGATAATTTAATATCAAAAAGTCCTGAAAGAACCAATCAATCACTTGGAGCATTTTATATTTTAGGATCACTTACATTGGTTAGCCAAAATGCTGCCAACGCACTTCCATGGTTGTACGAATCTGTTTTTTATTTACCAACCAATTAATAAAGTAAAAATGTCTGTTTTCATGCGTAATATTTAGGACTTTTAAACGATATAAGCTCTTGAAATAACAAATAAATAAATTGTTATGTCAAACAACTTAAAAAGTACACGCATAAATAGATTATAAAATGGCAAAAGTTAAGACAACCAAAGCGAAAGCTAAAAAGACTACTAAGTCTAAGAAATCAGCAGCGAAAACTGCACCAAAGGCCGTCGAGAAAGCGGTCGCTGCTCCCGAGAGTACTCCAGCTGTCCAGGCCGCGCCAGTTGCTGAGGCAGTCCCAGCTGTTCCAACCCTTTCTGAGAGTTTTGGGGAGTTACTAGGACTGTTGCAAGCACTTCGTAGTCAGCTCACTAGTGTCACTGGACAAGTGCGCGCTCTTCAGAAGCGTGCCGATCGTGAACTTAAGAATGCGCATAAGGCAAGTAAAAAGCGTCAAAAGCGTACAGGAAATCGTGCCCCTAGTGGATTTGTGAAGCCCACCAAGATCAGTTCTGAGCTTGCCAACTTTTTGGGAAAGCCAAAGGGAACTGAGATGGCTCGTACTGAGGTCACGCGGGAGATTAACAAGTACATTCGTGCTAATAAGCTCCAAGACCAAAACAATGGTCGTATTATCCTCGCTGATACTAAGTTGCGCAAGCTTCTTAAACTCAATAAAGATGATGAGCTTACATACTTCAATCTTCAGCGTTACATGAGTCCTCATTTCGCTAAGAATGTTAAGAAAGCTACTTCTCAGTAGATATATTCACTCATTAAATAATTAAAATTTAATAAAAAATTTAATTATTTTTATCATAGTAATTTAAATACTTAATTTATGAAAATAAATCCATTATTTGAAAGTATATGTTTGAGTGATGGTTTATTCACCGCTTTATTCTTAATCAAACAGTATCTGATCTTATTAAGAATTTCCGAGGGGTCTTTATTGTATATATCAAATACATCTCTCACTTGATGATATTTTCGCAAAGCAATTTTATTAGTTTGATGCAACCAAGCCATGAAATCCTGGTCATTTGGTTTTTGTTTATATCGCAAGAACAGTTTGTAAAATGTAAAGATGTTTCTCCGACTCTCATTGTAGTCTGTCCCTGAAAGAATACATAACTGCTGAAACTCATTAAATTTCATCCCAACCGATTGAAGAATTTTCCCCAATGGATAAACAACCACTGTATGATTTAAAAGACTGATATATTTTAACACCCGAGGACATCCATATGCAAACAAATCCGTATCCTCACTTAAACAAGCATATGCAGCACCTTTAATAACAAGCGCTGAACACAATTCATCCGCTTCATTTGTAGCTGTTATATATTTGATACCATATGCATCCAATAGTTCTTTTACTTCATCTACATCACGATAAGTAAGTTTAACAAATTTTCTCCGCAAAATAGACATTTTCTCTTCCTCCTTTTCCCTCTCATCCGGTGGAAGTGATTCTACTTTTTTCATTATATTAAAATACTCATATTTAGCAGCATCTCTCTGCTCTTTTCTCTTCAAAATTGTATGTTCTTTGTTTTTCATGGATTTTCCATCGAAAACGAAGAGTGCTGAAATGTTATTCACGCGAAATAGTGTACAGAGTAAATATATATTTTCTATCAAAGCATCCATGGCCTTGAATCTGTATAAATAAATACTAGCATCGATGACTATCCTTTTTCCAGATAGATTTCGTAGAGACGTTTTATATGATCCATTTTCACGAAGATTGCGAAGAAATGTTGTTAGAAGATGAATTCCCATTATAAATATAAATTGTATAGTTATTTGTTGTATGATACTAGTTTCCAGTCTATTTTTATAATCAATTTTTTAAAAATCACATCAACTCTATGATTGTCATTCTCATAGTTCTAGCTAATGTTCTATCATCTTTTTCCGCTACCAAAGATTTATATTTTTTTAATATACTTTGAGCTACATCAAGTTCTTTGATAAAAGCGGGAGATTTATAATGACCTACAATAAATCTATAAAATTGCATTAGATTATCTTTTGATCTATAAAATGCCAAAATATTGTCATTATTCGTTTTACACCACTTCATAAATGGTACCGCATTAAACATTAATATGGCTTTGATAACATAATAAGCAAAAATATTTGTTTTTTCTTTGTATAAATATTTTCGAGCTCTATCGCTTAAATTATTTTTATCATGTAAATTTTTATAATGCAATCCCATGAAATCTAATACTTTTACACACTGAAATAAACAAAAAAACTGCTCAAAACCAACACAATATTCGGCATACAAATAAAATTCCTTTATACCACTACCTTTGGACATAAAATAAGAAGTAAACACACAATTCATTATACTTGCCCAAAATTCCGTATAGCCCTCATACAAATTAAAATCGCTATTTATTGGAAAAATGGTTTTCATTTTATTATTCAATACTGTATTAGACATGGATGAAAAATCTAACCCCAATGAATGAAATGTTTCATGTACAAACACTTTAAATATTTCTTCTTTTCTAAACAAACAAATCTCTCCATTTGCCGTACAAGTAGTTGTAACTGCGGTATTTGCATGAGTTGATGATAAAACCGAAAATGGACTCCCAGGGATAACTTTCTTAATAGGTGTCATATAACAATATATCTTTAAAGTTCTACTGCATTTGGACAGTGTATAACTACTAACAAACTGTAACCACATGATCATTTTATAAACTAATTTATCAAATTTTACAAGTTGATTAAATTCACTTTCATTCATTAAATAAAAATTAATATTTATTGATCTACCCGCTACTTTACATTTGTAACTTAATACCCCTTTTATGTTATGTTTGATGTAAGTTTTAATATTATCAGGAATATATGTACTACTTAATAATGTAGTATGATTTATTGATCTAAAATCTCTTACTTCTTTCAATGTAATTTTTATTTTATTACTTTTCCATTCTTTATCGGTAAATTTATCAGCAGCTTTTAACTCTGAATAAAAGTTTTTCATAATTCTATCAAAATCTCTCTGCTGTTGAGCATTTTTCTTTTTTACAAACTTTTCAAAATTATCTATCATCTTAACCATCATTTGTTCTGAGTCATTAGAAAATTTCATTGAAATTAATATATATAAATAGTATAATATTTATAAATAGTTATCAATAATATTATATTATTGATAATTAAATTACTCTAATACTTCTCTTATCTTCATTGTATCATAAAAGATAATTGGTGACTGTCCTCTTACAAAATGTTGTAATTTTGCATCTTTCGTTGCCATCAAAACTCTTTTAGCCTCATCTATCTGTTTATATTTTGCCATCTGTCCTCTGTACATCGCCCGCTCATTTTCTTTACTTGAAAAAAAATTTTCATCTATTTTTATTTTTTTTGATCTTATTTGTTTGCCCTTAAATTTCCCGGTCTTTCCTCCAGCACCCTTGGCCATTGCAGGGCTTTTGGATAATTCTGTATCAGAATCCAGAGAAAAGGTATTGTAAAATTCAGGGTTATTTTTTTTGAATTTTGAAGCATGATAAAAATGTTCTACACTTTTCCATCGCTTACCATCTAAAGTAAAATCACCTTCAAAGAAATTAGATAAAACCTTCCTCCAATTTTTAATTCCCGCCAATTCAGAAAATCTCATTACTTCTTTTTTAGGTACTTTCTCTCCAGCACCCTTTCCAGGATTTGAATCTCGTGACTTTGAATAAAATTGGAATACAATATCCTCATTAAACTTTACATCTTTCATGTTTTCTAATCCTTCGTCAAATTTTTCCTCTTTTGGCAATCCTATATCTTCAACCCCTGAATCTGTTTTTGGCTTAAGAATACCTTCATCTTTATTATTGTTTTTTGATTCATCCGGTGCGATTTCTCCCTTTATACTTGCTTTCAATGCCTTAAATTTAGGTATCAAATTATATATACCATCTTCCTTTTCCATACATTTTGTAACAATTAAATCCTTTATCGCATATGGTAATGTATTAAATGTAAAAATACGCTGATTTTTATACAAAATTAGTTTGTAGTGGTTCCCAGTATATGATAATATCACGTAATATTTAGGTTTGAATACACCCGCCGCTTCAATATCATCATCGACCATATTACCACACTGTAAAACATTTCCAAAATCGCCGTGATTAAAATTATATTCGGAGAGAATTATTAATTTTATATTTAAAGCCCTTTCCAATACATTTATTGCCCACGTTTCCGCCCAAAATTTACATGTTTGAACTTTTGCTTTAAATTTTTCGAGATTGTTAATGCCTTGCAACCAAAGATAATCTTGCATATTCTCACGGGCATATACATACTCTCTTTTAGCTCTTCTAAACTTTTCAATTGCTTTATTTGCCTCTGTGGTAAGTGCCTTTTTATCATCTCTATTAGTTGCTGTAGAAAATTGCACCTTTAATGCATCTAAATCATTTTTTATTTGCATCATTTTTTGCTTTGTTTTGGACATTTCAGAATTATACATATCATATTGCTCTTTAAAATCGTCAAAAACACTTTGCGTCGCATTTTTAGCAATGATTTCTCTTAATTGTTTTACTGTTATTGACTTATTTTCCTTATATGCATCACGTATAGTTGCAAATAAACAATCGCCACCACCTTCATTGTCCAATATTTTATATTTACTGCTTTTTATGTACTGCTTGATCCATTCATCTTGTTTATTTAATTTATATTCTCCTCTTTCTTTCATGGCATCTTCCATTGAACCCTTATGCGCAGACAAATCATCTTTGTCATCGTCATCTTTTTCCTTTAATATTTCTTTCAAAACAGTGGTATCATTTGGACTGGTCCACGTATCCGTTTCCAACTCTTCTTCTTCAAAACCTACTACAGCAGGGTCATCCGTTTTACCTTCATTTGATTTAGTATCCGATGCATTTGGTTCTAATGTTTTTGTACCCAAAACCTTTTCAAGATGTTGTTGAGTAAAAAAAGAATAAAATAGAGGCAAGGGATTGGATAATAAACTTACATCAAAATCATCATCTTCATCTAATAATTGAGTATATTGCGAAGCCAAAAATTCATAAATTCCTATTTGTTCTACTATTGTATCGTCTTTAACAAGATATACTGGTATATATAAAATACCCTTATCTGCATAAGTATATCTTACATTCCCTAAAGCTACGCCAGCCATCATGTTTGGAAATAATTCTATATCAAACTGAACTGCGTCATATCCGAAATCATTTTCATCTACTGCATCTGTACCTATATAAGTAATACTATCATCTATTAATGACTTTACCATATATTTTAATCTAATATTAAAAATTTACTTAAGTATTTATCACTCTTTATTTCTTCTATACAAGACCATAATCTTTTACGCCTGTAAACTATCTCAATATTTTCAGGATCCTTTTCAAAAATAACTATCTCTTCTACCAACTGATCCTTTCGTTTCTTCCGTTTACTAATATCATAATATGCAGCAATTCTTTCCAATTCCTTTTTAATATAATTTGTTTGATATTCAATCTCTAACGCAATATAATCATCCATTGCAACAGACGAGGTCATTTCCATTAAATCTACCTCTTTTACTAAATCTTCATATGTGACAATACTTTCATTTTTTTCCTCCTTACATTCTTCTTGGAGAGAAAAATGTATATTTTCTTCACTTTCTGACATATTATATAAATATAGTTATATATTTTTATATCATTCAATATATAACTATATTCAATATTCATCATCCAAATCCATAAATTTAAATGTCGTTTTACTACTAAGACTACAATGGTCACGCGATTTCATTGATGCGGCATTGGATACAAAATTTTTAATTTCTAGAGCTTTTTCTTCATTATGAAGTTCAATAAATTTAAATCCTTCACTAATCATTACAACCAAATTTTCCACAATTTCATCCACCTCATTCTTTTTATTTTCTGAATCGATATAACTATGAAATTTATTTATCAATATATCAATTAAATTAATCACCTTGTCAGGTGAAATCACCGTTTGTTTCATGAGTTGAACAAAGAAGCTACTAAGAGCGCGTCGCTTACTGTTTTCCTTGTTAATTGTACAGAATTTATCATAATCTTCTTCAGCCTCTATGTGACGGATTGTATTAAACAACTCAAGAAAAGAATCTACGTTTTTTTGACAAATAGAATTCATAAGAGGAAATACTTCAATCATACCCCTGTATGATTTCGCATATAGCTCCGCCCAAAACTTATTCATACTTCCTATCTCAAATATAGATTCACCTATTTTTAATAGATCCGATTCTGGAGGATTTGTATTTATAATTTCTTGCAATAGTGTTTTAATTTGTTCTTGTTTATCTTCATAGTTTTTCGAAGTCATTTTATTGAATAGCGTTCGAAGATCATCTAACTGTTTTTCAATCCCATCATTGCTCTTTACACCTATTGTGGTTGTAGTTTTAAAATTACGCATTTCCTGCCAATCATCTTCTGTTATAGTGACTTTTTGTCTTCGCCTTTCTCTTCGAGGGTTATCATTATTTTTATTCTTAAATACAGGAGTCCTTTGATAAGTTGGCGCCCCTACGAGAGCAGCCAATCGATTAATAGACTGAATTACAGTAGAAGATAAATTAACATCTCCTGGATTTATTCTATTATTAATTTTATTAAAATCGTCAAGTGTGTATTGATGATCCGCTAGTATTGATGTCATGATTTACTTTGAATACACGAGAACTGTTTATATCAATTTTTCAGATAGATTATACCTTCATTATAATGCACAAAAAATTGATTCAGATATTAGTTTATAGTATCCACTTAAACAAATACTCATCTTAGTATATAGACATGGAAAGCAATTCAAACGAAAACAAAAGCGCAAATATATCTGGACCCGCAGAAATACAAAACTGGGACGACACACCTCTTATTAGAGATAAAATTTTACGTGGTATCTTTGCCAACGGGTTCGAACAACCAAGTCCTATTCAAAAGAAAGGGATCGTTCCCATGATTCAAACTGATAAAAATGGTAAACGTCGCGATATTATAGCTCAGGCGCAGTCCGGAACAGGAAAAACTGGGTGTTTCTCGGTGGGGGTACTTAATATCGTTAATCCCGAAGAACAAGTTACACAAGGACTTATTCTTGCTCCAACACACGAGCTAGCAGGTCAAATTCGCGATGTAATTACCGCTCTCGGTAGATTTGATAATATGGTTGTTCAGCTACTTGTTGGCGGTACTTCTGTAGACGGTGACAGAGAAAAACTTGATAATAACCCACCTCATATTATTGTCGGTACTCCTGGACGAGTACACGATATGATTCGTAGAAAATATCTTAAGACTGAGCAAATGAAAATTATTGTTTTGGATGAGGCTGATGAGATGCTATCTCAAGGTTTCAAAGACCAAATTTATAAGATTTTCCAATATATGCCGTCAACAATTCAAATTGGACTATTTTCAGCTACAATGCCTCCCGAATGCGAAGCACTTAGCGAAAAGTTTATGGATAAACCTAGTAAAATTCTTGTGAAAGCGGATGCTTTAACACTTCAAGGTATTGCACAATATTTTGTACGACTTGATGGTGATGGACAAAAATATGCGGTTTTGAAAGATCTCTTTGCAGGTCTTAGTGTTTCGCAGGCTATTATTTATTGTAATAGCACTCGAAGGGTTGACGATCTCCACGAGGCTATGGTTGCTGATGAGTATCCAGTGGCAAAGATTCATGGAAAAATGGACGAAGTTGATAGAAAGGAAACAAATAAACAATTCAGAGCTGGACAACACCGGGTTCTAGTTACATCAGATTTGTACGCCCGCGGCATTGATGTTCAACAGGTTAGTATTGTAATTAACTTCGATGTTCCGAAAAGCGAACATACCTATCTTCATAGAATTGGTCGCTCAGGCAGATGGGGAAGAAAGGGTGTTGCAATTAACTTTGTTACAAAGCATGATGGGGCTAGACTGAAACACTTTGAAGAGTATTATAGCACAGTAATTAGTGAAATGCCATCAGATTGGACAGCACATATTAGCAACGTTTAAATTCGTAATCTACATTCTCTTATAATATTATTAAACTTTAATGTTAGAAGATCATCTTAATAAATCTTTTTCTTTGCCTATTGATTTTTGTTCAAATACTTATGATACTCCAAAAAATTTGTTTGAAGATTTAGAACTTATTGAAACGCATAAAGACGTATCAAATGTTTCATTATACGAACATTTATTAAATCCACAAACTCCTTTTGGATTTCTTACATTAGAAAAATGGAGTAAAAAATATACTACAAATACTGCTTTTTTAAAAGATACGCAAAAAATGTTGTTAAATAATAAACCAATCGATGATAAAAATTTAAACACTATTTCCAATGCATGGAAAAGCTATAAAGGTATTAAGGAAGATTCCGGTTTTATCGATAATTATCAATATATAAACTGGAAACCTTTGCAATTTCTTAATACATCTATTATTTTTCTAACAATTATTTCAATATATAGCATACTATCCCCGCTATTAAATTTATTAGCGCCTATTCTTCTTTTAGTTGTTCCATTTCTTATTATGAAGTTGAAAGGACTTACTGTATCATTCCAAAATTATATTGTTTTATTAATTGCCTCTTTGAAAAGACATAGTTTTGGCAAACTACTAACTGATTGGAGTACAATTCCTACTGGACAAAAAATGTATTTAATGGTAATGTTAGGAATGTATGTTTATAACATATATCAAAATGCTATTTCATGTTATCAGTTTTATAAAAATACATCCACAATTAATGGCGATATCAAAAATATTAAAAACCTACTCGGATTTACAAGAGAAAGGGTTGGTCAACATATTGTTAAAATAGATAAACTTAAAACATATGAACCTTATCGTAACTATTTACAGGAAAAATTAGAAAATATTAATAATCTTTATAATTCTCTTAATAAAGTACCAATCGCTAGCTTTAATCCGCAGAAAATACCCTACATCGGATACACAATGAAAGAATATTATAAATTATATAATGATGAAAATATCCAAGATACTATTCTTTTCTCATTCGGATTTCATGGATATTTAGACAATATTGGAGAGATTTCAAATAAAATTAGAAGTAATGGAATTAACAAAATGAAATTCCTGAAAAAGGAAAATGCTGTTTTAAAATTTAAAGAAGCGCATTATCCTGTAATGCAACAACAAAAATCCGAATCTAAAAATATACCAAATGACATCGATCTTAAAACAAATAAACTTATAACAGGCCCTAATGCATCCGGTAAAACCAGTCTTCTGAAAACAACCATTACAAATATTCTATTATCTCAACAATTCGGATTCGGTTTCTTTAAGAAAGGATCCATGACACCTTTTGATCATATTCATTGTTATCTTAATATTCCTGATACATCCTCCAGAGATAGTTTATTCCAAGCAGAAGCTAGACGATGTCTTGAAATTTTAACTAAAATCAAAAATAATGAAGATAAAAAACATTTTTGCATATTTGATGAACTCTTTTCAGGAACAAACCCTTATGAAGCAATAAGCAGTGCGAAATCATATTTAACACATATTTCAAAATCTAAAAATATCAAATTTTTATTAACTACGCATTTTATTACACTTTGTAAACAATTAGATGACAATTCACAGATTTCCAATGTTAACATGAAAACCTATATCAAAAATGAAATACCTATATATTATTATAAATTACAAAATGGAATATCCGAAATTAAAGGTGGAATTACTGTACTTAAGCAACTCGGATATCCACAAAATATTATTGATGAAACAAATAAGGCGATGGATAATTTTTAATGTTCGTTTGATTATAGTTTTAATAATATTTTAGAACTATAATATGTCACTACAGACTCTACTAATCAGCGTTTTGGTCACATGTGTTACAGTAGGCGCAACCTTTTTCTACTTTAGAAATCGAATGCAAAGAACGGAACAAAAAGTCGATCTTATGTTTAGTTTAATACAAGAACACGAAAATAATGCAAAATTACGACAACAGTTTCAACCAGCTGCAGTAATGCAGGCAGGTATGTCTAATAATATACCACAAGAACAATTTCAAAATGTACAAACTTCCGAAAATGAATTAATTAATATTTCTGATGATGATCAAGAAGATGATGATGATGATAGCGAATACGATAGCGATGATAGTGCAGAAGTAAGCGATAATGATGATGATAAACTAACAATTGATGAAGATAGCGCCGAAGAAAATTTAGAAGATACTGTAAAAACCATATCTTTATCTTTAGATGGAGCAGAAACAACCGCTTCCGAAGTTAAAATTGCAGATATACAAAATTTAGAAGAACATACGGTTGATGAAAATAAACAAGATATTATTAATAAAGTATTCGATCAACTCGAACAAGTAAATAATACCACAAGCGAATCATTGGAAATTACTGAGATTAATGACGATCTTGATGAAATTAATTTAAGTGATGTAGATGATGAAGACCCGGATGAGGAAGATCAAACTGATGCAACGACAATGGAGCAAGACGGTAATGAAGTAACTAATTATTCAAAATTAACTGCAAAAAAACTAAAAGAACTTGCAAAAGAAAAGGGATTAGAAGCAAAAGGTCTCAAAAAAAAAGAATTGATCGTGTTATTAAGCAGTTCTGAATAAATTTATTTCTAATAGTATTATATTATGAGCTGGGGAACTTGTTATAAAGCATCAAATAATATTCATGCGGGATTTCCCGCAATGATGAGTGAAGGTAATCTCTATACAGATTACGATAGCGCCTGTAAAATGAATAACGCCTTAAAAGGTAAATTAGGTATACAATCGAACTACCAATACAGACAATGGTTAATTAATAATGGAAAATCTGTAATGCAAAGCAATACTGTTGCTTCATGCGCGCAGTGTTGTGGATGTATGGAAAGCTTTAATCCTGTTCCTAATTCAGGTAAATATTTATTTAAAAGCTGTGCAGATAAAACACAACCTTTTGGATATGAAACTTCAGATTTGAAAAATCTTTACTTGTCTAGGGCAGATTTGCAAAGTAGATTATGCGCTCCTATTATGACACAAGATGAAATGTTGAAAATGGGGAGACCTAATTACAATTAGAATACTTATAAACAATTTAAGTATTGTAATAAAAATAATAATTCATTATACTAATAATGAACATAATCAGTATTGATGTAGGTATGAAAAATCTTGCTTATTGTATATTTGCAGTTAATGATAAAAACTATGATATTCTTGATTGGGGAGTTGAAGATTTATGCAATAGTGAAACTAAAAAGCAGTGTATGTTTATTACAAAAGGTAAACACTGTACCAGAGGATCAAAATATCATAAAAATGATAAATATTACTGCAAATGTCATGCAAAAAAGCAACAATATCAAATACCTACAAAAAATCTTAAAATGAAAAAATTAAAAAAAATGAAGGCAAAAGAGTTAAAAGAATTTTGTAACGTTAAACAGTATGTTTTACCAAAAAAATCTAAAAAACAAGACTATTTAGATGCTATATGCGAAGATCTTACAAAAAATTATTTTAACACTATAGAAACCGTTGATAGTAGATCTATAGATATTGTAACATATGGTACCCGTATCAAATTATTTTTTGAAAAAATAATGCTTAAATTCAATATAGATTGTTTATTAATTGAAAATCAGATCGGGCCTCTCGCTTTAAGAATGAAAATGTTACAGGGAATGATTATCCAACATTTTATCGAAGTTGATTGTAAAAACATTAAAGAAATCTCTCCTGCTAATAAATTAAAGGAATTTATTAAGAAAAAAACCACCTATAAAGAAAGAAAAAGGGTTAGTATTGAAATTACTAGAAAATTAATAAGTGAAAATGATATTTTACATACATGGATATCACATTTCGATACACATAAAAAAAAAGATGACCTTGCAGACTCATTTTTACAAGGCCTATGGTACATTAAAAATCATTGTTTGAAATAATTTTCATTATTTTTTAATAATTATAGTTTATTAATTGCGTCTTACTTAAAATTAAAAGTTCTTATTTAATCATAATGACTGATTCTGAAATTATTGACTTAGGAATTTCTAAAATATCTGATTCTCCAACTCTTGGCCCCAAACTTTCTGTTATGTCAAAAGATGATGGTGGAACTATCAAGCTTAATAATCTTCCTTCTCTAGATTCATCTACACCCAGCAGATCCGTAAATTTTGGACCAGGCGCTGAAATGCTAATGAATGCAGGTCGTGCTTCAAGACAAAATTCTCCCAAATCAGATATACAATTGTCTGAACTTAAGGGTCTTGATGATATATCAGAACCTAAAAGAAATCCCAAAGAAGTTAGAGCCAAAGCATTTGCTATGGGACCAATCGAACCTACCATTAAACTTAATATTTCCGAAACAGTAAATACTCCACCAAAGCCTATAAATTCTAGTGGTTTAGGAAATTCAACAGCACAAGAAGTTAAAAAGGAAGAAACATGGGATGGTTTTCAGAAATTCAATGAAATCCCGGTAGATCCAGTAAAACAAGTTCCTGAAACGCCTGTATTGACACCCGAGCAAACATTGAAAGAAAAATTTGTATACATTAGAAAACTTGAGGCTTTAGACAAAAAAGGTGTGCAAATTAGTAAAAAATATTCAATGGACGACAGTTTAGACGAAATGAAAGGCGAATATGAAATGATCAAAAGCGAACAGCAAAAGAAAAATTCTTGCAAATTTCAGGGTAAAATGCTTATGGCATTTGTTTCTGGTATTGAATTTTTAAATGGGAAATTTGATCCCTTTGATATCAAACTTGATGGTTGGGGAGAAGCTGTCTCTGAAAATCTAGACGAATATGATGATGTATTTGCTGAACTACACGAGAAATATGGCGGCAAAGCAAAAATGGCACCAGAACTTAAATTGCTTTTTATGCTTGGTGGAAGTGCAGGAATGCTTCATATGACAAATACCATGTTCAAGTCCGCCATGCCTGGAATGGATGATATTATGAGACAAAATCCTGAGCTTATGCAACAATTTACCCAAGCAGCGGTTAATACAATGGGTCAACAAAATCCAGGATACGGTAGTTTTATGCAAAATATGATGCCTCCACGTGGTTCTCCACCTGGCCCTATGCAGATGAATCAACCTCCTAATAGACCAGATTTAAATATGGCTCGAGGAGGCGGCCGAAGAGCTGAATTTAATGATTCTGTTAATATGGAAGACCAGTATAGCAATGTTTCTCAAAAACAATCGAGTAGACGAGAGATGAAGGGTCCGTCCGATATTAGTGATATTTTGGCAGGGGTTAAAACAAAAAAAGTGAATATCAAAAACTCTGATACTTCTAGTACAATTAGCGTTTCAGATTTACAAGATATGAAAGGTAATTTACCTAAAAAATCAAAGAGGAAACCTCGATCTGCTAGAAATACTGTCAGTTTAAATCTATAAATATTTAAATCCCATTTAATATTATATATTAAATGGCACAATGTTCAATATGGGATCCTAATCCAATGTGTTTAGGAAGTGGACAAACCGTACAATCAGAAGACAAACTAGCTAATTCTAGAAAAAAAACTGCCTCTGAAAAAGCCGACGATATTTTTATCGAAGAGGAAAAATGCGATAATTGGGAACCATATACTGTGCATCCTAGTAATCCACAAGCAATCGCCGCGGGAAAGGGTCTGAGTCATGCCGAGCATAATATTCCAAGATATTCTGGTCCAGGTACAAAATTTCGTTTTTTAATTATATCAGCCGGTCCACCCGGTTCGGGAAAAACAGCTGTTGTAAATCATATTAAAAAAGATCTTGCAATGCGTATCAATAAATCGGCCAATAATAGTGCATGGGAAAATCTAGGTCACGATCAAAATATTAAAATGGACCCTGAATTTCAGAATAAATATAAAGAGATTGAATATAAAGCAAAAAGTGAAAATAATGGGAACAAAATATTAGCCGATAATCCAAACATTTCTGAATATGCTTTGAAAATCAAAGACCTGTACCAAACTACAAAATCGGGAACCGATGGAGAAACAAGGGAATCTAAAGAAGATAAAGCAATCCAATTAGCAACACAATTAATTGGAACTACTAATGGCAAAATACCAACAAAAAAATATATTATAGATACACTAGGTATAGAATTACATAACGATACATATTTATATATACAAGTTTGTCTCTCGATTTATTTGGGAAAAAATATTAATTACGAAACAACTCTTAAAACGCCAAAATCAATAGAATTTTTAGCAACCGCTGTTAATTTATTTAGTTTTAAGTGTACTCGATATAACTATATCATTATTTTAGGATTTCCAATTGTTCCTCATAATCAATTAGCTACAAGAATTATAAAAAGATTTGATGATAGGTCAGATTTTAATGAAAGGGATCCGCTAAAAACATCAGATATTCAATTTATAGATCCTATTTTAGGATGCCAATTAGTAGATTCTTTACGATCAGCATATCTTACAATCGCAGGAATTATTCAAAGATGTACAGGTATAGCAGCCGTTCGTACCGAAGGTAATTGTAAGGATATTGGTATAGATTATTTAATATTATATAATAATTCAGACGATGTTGATAAAGTACAAAAACTTTATGATGCGATTCCTATCAGTCAAAGATCATATACTTTATTATCACAGTCTTATAGAGATTCAGCATCTGCTCTACAAACTAAACAAAAAAATACAATAATCAAATTATTGATGAATAATTTAAATTGTTTAGAACGTGTGCAAAAAAGTGACGATGAAGAAAAAAAATGTTGTCCATCAAATCGCGATGATGACACAATGCCTATATGTGCGCCATTATCGCAGAATTCGGATAAAATGTGCGGATCTATGGAGTTTGCTGATATTGATAAAGATATCCTAACTATAGACTACAATAATGATTTCGAGCGTCTCATGTCTACTTTATCGCCCGCAGCTATAGAACAAAAAGAAGAAGGAAGAAATAAAGCGGAGCAGGGTACAGACGGACCAAAAAAATTTCATTATAAAGGACCGGATTTCGGTGGTGGAAGACGAAAAACTCGACGTAAAAAAAGAAAAAGGAAAAGGCAAACGCGACGCAAAAGGAAAAAATAAATAATAAATATATATATATACTATATTTATGTCTGCGGAATATTTTGAAATGAGTAATCCAAATGACTTAATGCAGGGCGGAATATCAACCGTTCAAATACCTTTTCGAGATATCGGCAATATTAAACGAGGAAGTGGACCAGTAAAAGATATGTGTTATGTATTACTTGAAAGAGATTACGAAATATCTCATGATGATGCTGTTCCACATCCTACAGAAGCAAACCCTGAAGATTATAAAGGTTGGAAAATAATAGGAAAGGGCGTTTTTAAAGGTTGGGAAGACTGGAACAAAGACGATGAGGATGAAGTAAATTTCAGAGACAAATTCAGAATTAATAGCGAGCAAAGAAATATATGGAATCCAAAATTAATAGATGAAAAAACAAAAAAAGAAATAAAAATAGACAAAGATAAAGTAAGATTTGTAAGAAATTATAGAGCTGTGTATTATTCTAATGATAATGAGACGGTCAAATATTATTCCCCTACTAATAAAATAACAAATAATCTATATTGGAAACAATGCATGCATGATATAACGCGCGAACAAGCTGATGTAGGAAGGGCCGAGATGCAAACATTATTAGGAGCTTTGTCCAATAAAGCGTCCTTTCCCGTCGATGGGGACAGCCTGGCTAGGATCGGACTCATGTCGAAAGTAGGTGGATATAAAAGAAAGAAAAAAAGAAAAAGAAGAAAATCCAAAAAAAGAAAAACTCGTCGAAGAAAAAGAAAAACTCGTNGAAGAAAAAGAAAAACTCGTGGAAGAAAAAGAAAAACTCGTGGAAGAAAAAAATAAATAATAAGTTTAATTTTTAACTTTAATTTTTAACTTTAATTCATATCCTTTCATATCCATCACTATTTTGTATCCCCGTTTCTTCTGCTGTAAGCTCTTGTTTTTCACATACAAATTCTTTGTCTTTTAATAGAATATAAATAGTAGGGATCGCTGCTAGTTCGCTGAATATACCTGATAGAACAGCTATATCTATTTGAACTATAGCTAATTGTAGAGTGAGAGCATATCTAATTGCATTTAACATAAACATTATATTTGCTAGAACTTGTAATTCAGTTCTTGTAAAACCTTTTATTTTTTTTTGATTAGGATTATAAATATTAAAAGTTAAAATAGGCATTCCAAGTTCAGTAATAAACACTTTACATATACGAAATAATAATACATAAACCAAGAGAATACTGTAACGAGTCCATGTATTGATTTTTATAGATATAATAATTAAATCTTCATTTGGTCCAAAACGATAATAAGTGCTTTCTTTATTCGCAAGTAGTACCGTAGGTATTATTACTGATATCAATAATAATACCTGTCCAATTATACATATTTTCAATCTTTGTTTTGGTGTCATTTTGCGTATAATCTCAATATGTCCAAATTTTAATTTGATTTCAATTTAACTATTGTTGATAGCTTCTTTAACCTGTACCTCTTCTGATACTTGACGAATAATTCTATTTTTATTTTTTGTTTGTTCTTCAATGTTATTACCTCCCATGAGTCTTCGAACCATTATCATATACTCTTCCATCTTTCTTTCATTATCTAGATAATCAGGATTAGCAGTGGTCCATTCCTTCATACAAGCTATTTGTTTTCTAGTAATATTATCTATAGATTGATCGATTTTAGTATTATTCTCATCTTTAGCCCACGAATCTTCATCCTTTACATAAAATTGCAAGCGTTTGGTATCAGAACAATGAATAGGACGCTCTTTTGGATCAATATCAGTCAAATTTTTAACAAGAATATTACTGATACCCTTCACATATCCATGTTCTGTAGTATATTTTATATCTTCAAGAGATAACTTCACATTATTTACAAAATCAGTTAAATTCATGGCATTTTTACATTCTTCATTTAAAAACAAATTAATCGATATATTATTTGTATTATTACAATTGGTATTTGTGATATTATTTGCCTGTTGTTCTGCCAATTTTACAACACTTTCCATGAGTTTATTTTGTTGCTCCGTTTGTTTCTGAATAAACTCAAATAACATCTTTTCATTCAAGCCACCGCTTTCTTCTTTTACAACAACATTTTCGTTCATCATCTTACATTTCTTCTTATGTCTCCATAAAGTAGTCCTACTTTTAAAAGTTTTTGAACACATTTCACAATCATAATGAAGCGGTGTTTTATTAATCACTCTTTTTCGCTCGTTTTCTGTTTCATTTTGTTTCATTTTATGCCGTGTAGTGGAAAGATGTCTTTTAAAATTATATTTATCCCTACAAGTCTTGTCGCAAATTTTACATCTAAATTTCGCTCCCTCGTTTTCACTCGTTTTTTGTTTCATTTGTTTCATATATATGAAACAGAAAAAGGAGGAATTCCTAAACCCTTTTCGTTAAGCAAAAAAAGCGATGTAGGGGGTATTTTTTACTAATTGAAAATATCCCATTACAAGATTCAAGGACAATGTAAAAAGTGTAAAAAAATTCAATTATTTTCGAGAGCATGAAGTCATTTTGGACATTTTAAAAATGTCCATTTTTAGTTTTTCGCAAGAATGCTTTTTAAATTATTTTACACATACAGTGCTTTTTTTTCAGTGATTTGACTAGATAAAATTCATTGAATATATATAAACATAAAATTGAATATAGTAATAATGAATGTAATTATATCAAAACACAATATGTCATCTACAGAAGAAACACCCGTTTCATACGATATCGTAAATACCAATGGTCTAGAATACCTTACAACTTTGGATAAAAATTCTATTGATCTTATTTTAACAGACCCCCCATATATCATATCACGGGATAGCGGCATGAATAAACATTATGAAACTGTAAAGAAAAATGAAGAAGATGATGTCAAATATGTTAAAAGTGCAGTTGATTGGGCAAAATATAAAGCTGAAAATAAATTAACTACCAATGAAGGTAGAGATAATTATTTGAAATATGGTACTGTTTATGGCAAGAAGTATTGCGTTAAAACTAAATTTGATAAATGGGACGAAGATTTTACCATTGAAGAGTTGGATAAAACCGTGGAACAGTATTATCAGAAATTGCGCAAGGGGGGTACATTGATACTTTGGTTTGATATTTATAAATTCGAAACTTTGAAAAAAATCATGGAAAAACATAAATTTAAACAAATACGAATTATTGAATGGGAAAAAACCAATCCACAACCTCGAAATAGTCAGGTAAACTATCTCACTAATGCCAAAGAATTTGCGATGTCAGCTGTTAAAGTTGGAAAACCTACATTCAATTCAAGTTATGATAAAGGAACTTATAAATATCCATTTCCGGGCGGAAAGAAAAGATGGCACGCAACGCAAAAAAGCCTTCCATTATTTGAAGAGTTGATCAGAAAACATTCCAATGAGGGGGATACAGTACTTGATACTTTTCTAGGATCAGGTACTACAGCAATTGCTTGTAAAAATACTAAAAGACATTTTAAAGGTTGCGAAGCATCTGAAGAATATTATAATAAGATGATGAAAACTATTGGTCACTAAAGATTTTAGTGGGATCATATCTAGGTATAATTAATTTACAAGGAGTATTCGGACGTCTCTCTTTAATCTTGGTATCCATGTGTTCTAAAATATTGTATCTTAAACTATCAATGTTTCCCCGCTCTATATATATGCTTTGCACTCTGTCAACTCCAGCAAAACTTGATTTTTTATAAAAAGTAACTTTATCAACTCGATCATCCGTAATTATAAATGCCATTTATATATAATATTTTATTTTATATAAATGGTTTTAGGCTTTATACTTTATGAAGCTGTTGATTTAGCCGTAAATACTGTCAAACTAACATATAACGGTGGACGCGCAGTATATTATTGGTGGTACTCTATGGAATACCCCGAAGTCCAACGTGAAATAAGAACAATTGAAGACGTTGAGGAATTAAATAAAAGATTGGAGAGATTGGAAAAACTATTAGAAGATAAAAAAGACTAACGTCTTCTTGTCCCCCGCTTTTTCCTTCTCTTTTTCCCCCGAGTATTCTTTTTCTTTTTTTTACGCGATTTAATAACTCTTTTACGCTTATTATGTCGCTTTCTTTTTGTTTTTTTATTACCTTCACCCAACCGATCCAATCGTCTTTGCAAGCTAGCAAGTTCATCATTATCATTTTTTTGTTTTAACTTTACATAATCGCTAACTTCGTCAAGTAATAAATCTACATCACCTTCATTAACTGGAGCAACTCTTTCAAGACCTTCTATAAGCGCATCTTGAGCTTTGGCCATCTGAGCATCCTTTTCTTCAAACTGTCTGAAAAGACTATTAAGTTTCTCTTCAGAACATGTAATTTCACCGGCATCATCTTTTGAACATCCTAAACCCATTATATATATATATAGATTTTATCTTCGTCTTCTAGTTTTTTTCTTTATACGCGCCTTACGTTTGATTCTGGTCTTGCGTTTTTTACCACGGCGCTTTCTTTTAGTCTTACGCTTCCTCCTCCTTTTGGTTTTCTGCTTCCGCCTTTTTTTGTGTTTATACTTACGTTTTTTTGGCCTTCCACCACTTAAATCCACTTCCATATCATCATCACTTTCACCATCAAATGGCAATGCACGAGGAGGATTGACTGATGTTGCGTACGTCTGTGTCCTCTGAGTTGGATTGGACATTCCACACGTAGTCCCTCTGCTGCCGCTCAGCCATTCTGCAAAAGATGTACAATTTACTCCCCCTGTAAAAAACCACAAAATGAAGTTTCTGTTTGATAGTGTTCTATATGTTCCAAATTTACTGGACATTGTTAGTGTAACAGCTTTAGTTCCTGCAATGGACCCCCTTGTAATGGCATCGGTCAGCGTTTGTTGTAAATTGTTTTGTATAGTTACATTATAATACCCCATTGCTCTTATTCTTTGCTTCTTAGTAAATTCACTATTGAGAATCCCTTTAAATTGTTTATCCGTATTAATTTTGGGATTACCTAGTATACTATCATCTGGACTATGAATTAAGAGTTCTCCTAAGGTACCCGGCATCCCCGGTCCAAATCCACCTGAACCAGGGTGTGGGTTACTATCATCAACCCCCACACCAATTGAAAAAATAGCCCCATGTCTTATTATTATTATTAATGAATGAGGCATTGAAGGCAAGTCAATAAACATCCATATTCCAGGATTGCACAATGCGTTTTGGTCTATTCCTTTCACTGGTTTACCCCATACAAATGAGGTAACGTAATCCAACCAACCCACCGCCGCCTTATCCTCTTCCGTAAATTTCAATCGCGGATCTAGATCCCATGTAGTCCCATTTTTCTTGAAACATGGACATGCACCGGTGTCGGGTTTGAGCGGGTTACCACAATAATCATCTTTACTGAAACCTCTACAATTCTGTAGAAGTTGACTAATATTAGTCAACCATTTTGTAACATTACCTCGAACCATGGCCCGAGCGGTATCCACGTCGAGTGGAGCAGATATCGGAAATGCGCTTTTTATAGCGCGCGCCTGCTGACCATCCATGTTACTATATAATACTAGTAAAAAAGGTTGCGTTGTAAATCCACCACCTTGTGTCACCCTGGTCGTCGAACGCGTTCCAACAAAACAATCTCCAAGATGCTGGCGCAGGCCATTGACATTTTTATAGGGAGCATTTCGAAAAATGTTGTGTAGATTTTTATAAATCGCGGATCGTCCGGACCCCCACCACTCTACAAAACGACTCTTAAGTTCGTCGTAGTCATTCACTCCAAAGAATTCTACCTTTCCCTGTCTACCATCAAACCAACTTTTTAGTGGCGGGACTTTATTGATTTGAACCGGATATTTTGTGGTGTCGATGGGTACTTGAACGGAAACAATTTGACCGTCGGGTTGTTGTACTTGAAAGGTCGACCCCGGTTGAGAACCTTCGGGAATGGTCACGTTCATTGTTCCAATTTTCGCTTGCATTTGCAAGGGGATTTGTTGGAAAGTGCTCACGATATCTTCGCGTCCATATGGATATGTTGCGTTAGTGCTATTTTGTACTTCTCCTCCCGGGGGTAATATATAATTAAACCATCCATCCTTACCAACATCGGATGTCGAACTCGAACTTCGGAATGAACCCTGTCGATTTACAGATTCTTTACCATACCAGTAAAGTACATCACCTGGTTTCTGGAGCGTAGATCTAAATTCTAAATATATTAAGCCGAGCAGCTGGTTCCATAATTCTTGAGTAATCTTTGTATCTTTTCCGTCAATAATCATCACAGCACCAGGTATTGGTTGAGCCCACAAGGAATATTGATTGTCACCAGAATCATCGGACCGTTTCCATCCCGCCACATCGCATTCATTTGCGTATGTGCATGCAAATTTTGCAATTGATTTTAGCGCATCGGCGATGGTGCTGGGATAATCTTGTGTATATTTTTTTTTCAAGCCATCATATAGTGCTTGGATATTGTCCATCGCTCCGGTACCGGCGCCCCGTTTTTTGGCGATTTTTTCAACATAAGGATCAAATCGCGTATGGTCGTAAAATCCGGGTTGAGTGATTTTTAACTTTTTATAAAATGCGGTCAGTGCCTTTGTTAGCGCATCATTATATTTTTTATCCTTTTTGTTCTTCACATCTCGTGTGTCGTGAATATCGTGTTTGGCTTCAGATGACATCTTTATATAATATAACAAGAGATATTTTTTACTAAATATTATCTATATCTTTTACGCGTTTTTCTTTTTCCTCCTATTCTAATGTTTGATTTTCGCTTTAGCATTGCATTTTTTTGCCAGCGGTTTTGAGCTTTTTTAATATCTTGTAGATTAGTCACAGTAATACCACGGCTTTTTTCAGTTGGAATCATATGACCAATATAAATAAATGGACCACGTGCATCATTCCTATCTAAACTATGTCCATAAAATCTAAAAATATTTACCGGTTTATTATTTTTAATAGCATTAGACACTTGTTCATATTTATCATCTAAAATTTTTTTTATATATGTAATTATCGCATCCGGCGAAACTACGCCACGTAAACTTGGTTTTAGATTACCATTTAATACATTCAAAGGGTAAGAAACCTCCGCTTTAGACGGAATTTTATTAGAAGTCAATATTTTTGATAAATTTTTTTCACTATTAGTTTCATACTTATAAATATCAGTAGGTCTATTATTTGCCCGAGCATTTGCCAATATATTAAAATCGGCCATCAACTTTTTCATTGTAATAATTAAATTATCAGTAATTTTAGTTTTAGAATTGGTCATAAATTTCTCTCTTAAAGCTGCATTTTTAGTGTCATCATATGAGGTCATATCACCTACGCCACCGAATGATCTAAGAATATCCTTTATAGCTTCCAAATGGTGATTACAACCATCTGTTAAATAAACATTAGCACTGCTTATTTTTTTTGAAATACTATTTTCATATGCCTTACGCTGTTCAGGGGTCATGGCTGCCAATTTTTCTTTTTCTTTTTCTAACCTATCTTGTATTTTTTTTTCTTCTTTTTTAGCCTCTTCTTGTGTGATCATTTTACCATTTAATTTCACATCTACAATAACAACATTTGCTCCATCGAGAGGAACAATTATAAATTGGTATGGCATTCCAGTAAAATATTTTGAAATAGCTTTATATTCCTCTAAATATGGGTTATCAAATTTTAAAGCCAATGGTGTAAATCCACTAACTAAAAATCTTTTATCCATCGATGGAGAGGAAGATGCAGCGCTCGGCAAAGATAATATTTTATTTTTACTGAATAACATTTTAAATAGTTTATTTAACTCGGTATTAATTTTACTCCATGTTGGCATGTCTGGCCATCTTGATGCATCCAAGGGTTTGAACTTAGCATACGGTCCACCTGGTTGTACAGTATAAGGTATTTTTGGATAATCATTTATGTCAGCACCACCAAACATTTGCTTTTGCGGTTTATAATAACCTTGAATATTCTTTTTATCTGGATTATTTTGCTGACTCCCCCATTTTACAGCGGGTGCTCTGTCCCCTCTTGTTTGTGTAACAATTTCACCTATTTTTTTACTATATAAAAATTTATGACGATGTCCAGTTGAGTTAGTTTGAAACCTTATTATTACAGGAATATTTTCACCTTGTTTACTAGTTACAGGTTGTAATTTTTTGGTTTGATTTATAAGATCAGTAAATATCATACTACCGGAGTCTTCCATGGAAGACAAAAGTTCATCAACCAAACAATATCGATTGTTTTTATCCCCTGTTTTATCATTACAAACAACTCCGGAAGGCTGTTTAATATAGCATTTATCATCTGTAAATTTTCCTTCTATTTCATCGCATTTTCCCCGTCGTTCCACTGGACCACCTTGATCAATAGATAACATATTTTTCCACTTTAGCTCTATAGCTAAACTATTATTTAATGATTTCATTTTTTGCAATGCATCACCTTGTTCTCTTTTCAGCTTTTTTTTTAAAGGGGTATTAGCGGTATTGCTTGTAAGTTTATCTTCTATATTTCGAGCTTTTATACGCAATTTCATTATTTGATCATTAATATCGCTTATCTTAGCATCGACTTTCATTAATTTTTTATTATTTTTATATTTTTTACTTGTTTTTTTAAATCCCTGTTTCAACCTTTTCCATTTATTACCTCCATATTTTCTTCTTGTTTTATGCATTAAATCTTATATACTAGATATAAAATATAATTAATAAATAAGTTTTGAGCGAAAAGCTTCCAACTGTCTTAAATGGTTAACCTTTCTATTTTTTTTTTTATTTTTTTCTAAAACTCGCTTAGCATTTTCAACCTCTTCGGATGTAACGTGTCCGTCTTTATCATCATCCAATAATTCTTCATAGTTTCTAAGATGACCAGGTATAATACAATAAGGACTTCTTTCATTAAATAAATGATCAGTAAGTACAACAAAAGCCCCTGTCATTGCAATTGAAATTAAAACATCTCGTGTACCCATCCAAATAATAGAAAAAATAAGCAATTGTCGAGCTATAGTATTTCTAAGGTAGGCTTCCTGAGATTTACTTAGTTTAATAGTGATATACTTAGATCCTATGTTTAACATGATCATAACAAACCCAGCAAAAAACTTACTTGTATTTATATTGTGAGCCACGCTTCTTAATATATTTAACATTACTATAATAAGAGAAGAAAATTAAAGCCACTTGCGACGAAATTGATTTATTTGATCAAAAATATCATCATTATAAGGTTTAATAGTTCTACGCATTATNCGGAACATTTTATTTTTTTGCTTACGCGCCCATCTAGGAGTAAATCCTTCGCTTTGCAATCCACTTTGTTTAAAAGCTATGAATGAAATACTAAAAGCTATAATACAAAAAGTTAATATAATTGCATTGACATTTGTCATTATATTAACTTGTTATTAAAATTGATTATATCTATTTTGACCGGCTCCAGTGTATCCATTGCTGAATTTCATAGATTCAATGGTATTTTGATAGGCCTCTCTGTTTCTAAACCCTTCTGTAGTACGAATATCTGTAAATGATTCCTTATTACTTTGTTTTGCCTTTTCGTCTTCTAACATTGGTGAAGGAGTAATGCGAATTTTGCATTTACCCCCGCCTTCGCATGTTGTTTTCGCATATCCACAAGAACCGCCTTCTTGACATTTTCCTTTGAGGATATCGTCAACCTGTTTCTGAGCATTAGGTGGNATAGAAAAGGTAACGTGTTTCTTATCTTTCTTTTTTTTATCTTTTTNCCCAGTCATACCTTCTNTAGTTTCNTGNATCANAATAATCATAATNAATGCAGCNAGNAAACCTGATGCNAAACCGTTATTTTTTGCAATTATACCAACTGCTATTATCATTATAGCTTTACCTAAAATACTATTAGCAGCTTCTGTTAACGCATGTGGTTTCTCATACATCAATACCAATAAAATGGCTCCTAGTGCAAGTTCCATGTAACCTTTCATTATATAAATAAAGGAATATATTTTTATGAAAACTTAATTAAAATATTATCTCTTTTCTTTATAAGTATGTCAACATCTTTAGGCTTTTCAACATTTAGTGATATGGAAGGAACAACACCTCCTGTATTAAAAAAAAAGAAGGAGAGATTCAGAAATAAAACAATCAAAAAGAGAAATAGAAAAGTGGAAAATTTCCTAAACTCTATGGGAAAAGCTCGGACAGAATCTACCGCCAGAGCGGATACTGCAAAAGAGGAGGAGGATAACCGACCTGATGAATATTTGCTGGATAAATCTGAGATTGGAGAACCATATGTTAATCCCAATTATCAACCAGCGGCGGAAAATGCGGGTCGCGCAAAGACAACAGGAAATCTAACAGCTCCAACGTATGATGAAAAAGAATTAGAAGGCTTTGGACTTTTAAAAGAAGGGCTTGATCAACAGCAAAAATATCATAATAATCAGCAACAGTATTACAATCAATATGTACCAACTTATACCGGGACAGCAAATAACGTTCCATACTATTCGCAATTGTCTGATAGTCAAAATCTATCTGGTCCAAAAGATGATTTGATGCGAAAATTAAATTATGTAGTACACATGCTTGAAGAACAAGCTGACGAAAAAACCGAAAATGTAACAGAAGAGCTTGTATTATATATGTTTTTAGGTGTATTTGTCATTTTTGTTGTAGATAGTTTTGCAAGAGCTGGTAAATACACTCGTTAATTGATAATAAGAACATTAGGTGAATAAAATGGTTTGTATGCAAAATTATAAAAATAGTAAGCCATTGGACATTTCCATTTAGGAACATCTCTATCCAGAACTGTTTTGATTAATTTTGTATTATATGATATATTTTCAATTATGATGATTGAAAATTTATACTTTTTGTGTATTAAAACAATTGTATTCTGAAATGATTCCAAAAAAATATCTTCATATCCATTAGAACAGTATGATCCTAAACATTCTATACTATCTCCACCTCCATAGGAAGTATAAGGATTCCGATAAAAGTAAACTCCACAAACATTATTCTTATCCATTAAAACACAAGGTATTATTAAGGAGTGTTGAACTAAATTTTTTAAATGAGACAAATCAGGAATTACAAATAAAGAAAAATGACGTTTGACTTCTTTAATGTAGTGGACAAGTATTTCAAAATTTTGCGTAGTTACTAGATGACAAGATATATTATTTGGTAATTGAAAATTAGGTTTATTCCATATTTTTGTTGAAAAAGCGTACGCATAGTAAGTGGTAATGGGTGTCATGAAGTTAACAGTACCTTCCCTTTTAAACATCATTATTGGATTTTTATTTTTTCGTCGATGGTTATAATAGTGCGTATAAATTTGTTTGGCGGCATATCCCTGTTTTCTTTTTGTTGAATGAATGCATAAGAAATCAACATAAGCGACAATAAGTTTTTTGTTATATATATGACCTGTTAATCTTCTTGAAGTCATGCAAGCAATTAATTTTTTGTTATATTCGGTTTTGTTATCTCTTGGAGTTGGATAATAATCAAAATATAGTGATAAATAAGTTGGCGTGCTATGGCATTTGAAATATTCTAATACGCCAGTTCTTGGAGGATTATAATTCGCCTTTTCATTATTTAAATAGTGAGTTTTAATTAAAAAATAAAACAGTTCTTTTTTTTCAGTTGATGTTTTTTCGAATGTATCAAATTCGATTCGCCAATTATAATATTTGGTTTTTGGTGGTAAGCCGTGTTGTATAATTCCTGGAGGCCATATCCAATATTTTAGATTGTGAATATGAAATACAGGTTGAATTGACCAAAATTTGTATTTAACTTTGACGTATAAATATAATGTTAAAAATATAATACAAATAGATCCAAATATATATTTAATCATTATATTGACTAGTGATTAAATATATATTAGTTTAACTTATTGTGACAGTAAGTGTATTTTCTAATTTTTCAGGAACCAACTCTTTTATTTGTTTGTAATTAATTGTTTCTTCTTTTAACAAAAGTTCAGCAATGGATTTTATATATTTTTTATGCTTTTTTAATGTTTTTAAAACATAATCTTCAATCTCCGCCATTATTTGTTTACATTCTTCAAATGATTCTTCGCTTAAATTTCTTCCGACAGCTCCCATAACCTCTGGATTTAGGGGACCGATATGTTTATTCATTCCCCAAGAACATGTATAATTATAAATTAAAGACGAAGCTTTTTCAATGTCATCTGCTGCTCCAGTAGATACATTATTGTAAATAATTTTTTCAGCGGTTCTTCCGCCAAGTAAAATGGCTATTCGAGATAATATTGTATTTTCTTTAAAAAGTTTTTTGTTTTCATTTTTTTGTTGACTAAATCCCAACGCTGCTTCACCTCTTGGTACAATACTAACTTTAATAGGATGTGTACAATCTTTTAATAGATATCCCATTAAAGCGTGTCCCGCCTCATGATGAGATACTCTCTCTCTTTCTTCTTTGGTCATTGTTCTTTCACGTTTTTCTCGGCCAATCATAATTTCATCAATTGCTTCTTGTAAATCTTCCTCTCTTAGCGTGGATAATAGTTGTTTTCCTTGAATTGCGTTTATTTTTGCTTGATTACAAATAGTGGCAATATCAGCGCCTGTTAATCCAGCGCCGCGCTCAGATAAGATTTCTAATGATAAATGCGTTGGTAGTTTTATATCTTCTAGGTATAATTTAAACATTTCTCTGCGTTCCTTGAAATTGGGCGCATCAAAATAAACTTTTTTATCGAATCTACCCGATCTGGTTAAAGCGGAATCTAATTTTTTGACAAGATTGGTGGCTGCAAATATAATTATATTAGTTGTTTCATCAAATCCATCCATCTCTACCAATAACTGATTTAATGTATTATCTCTCTCCGAATTATTATCAAATCCTCTTTTTTTACCGATGGCATCTATTTCATCTATAAAAATAATACATTTATCATGTTTCTTGGCTTTGGCGAAAAGCTTTCGAACTCGCGATGCGCCAACGCCCACATACATTTCTACAAATTCAGAACCCGACATACTTTCAATAGGAATATTCAAGTTATCAGCCATTGTTTTAACCAACAATGTCTTACCTGTACCTGGTGGACCAGCTAATAAAATACCTTTTGGAAGATTGACTTCCCATTCTTTATATTTTGATTTATTATTGATGAAATCCATATAGTATTTAATTTCTTCTTTTACACTTTCTAACCCGATTACTTTTTTTAAAGGATCATTGTCATTTTTATCCTTTTTTTTCTTTTTCTTTGATAACTTACCATCGCTAGCGTTGTTTACTATTTTTATTGCACAATAAAATAACCATAAATAAAACAACATGGTGCCAAATCCTAATTGTTCTGGAGGCGGCGCTGGTTCTACAGATGTACTATTACCCATTTACATGTTATTGTACTAGAACATTTAAATGAATTATTTAATCTTCTTCTATTGTATACGATGAATGATAATAGTAAATCGAGTATTCGGAGATTTTCTATAGAACAAAAGCGTATGGCGGATAAGTTAAGAAATGCTGAAGTTGGATTGAAAGGTGCGTATAATACATTAGAAGATATAAATAGAGCGTATAGACATCAAGAAAATTCAAAGCAAAGATTAATGGATCAAATCAATAAATTAAAACCAATGCATCAAATTGCGACTATCCATGGAATGAGAACAGTAGGATCTCCGACGGCAGATGCGGACAAAGCTATAATGTTAGAAAGTATGGAGCATTACTTAAATTTACATAATAATGATTCGTTGTTAAAAGAGCTTGGGAAAAAGATACATACATCTGGTAGAAATTTGGACGGGACTATTAGCAATGGTGAAAGAATTATGAGAAACCAGGCACTAAGATTTAAAAATTTAGATACTATCAGACATCAAAAAAGAGTATCAACAAGACATCGAAATAGGAGAAGAAGGGAGAATTTACCTCCTATGGATGAGAGAGATGGAGATGGTTCTAATAGAAGAAAAACTATTCGTAAAAAGCACAAACGTAAAAAGCACAAAAGTAAAAAGCACAAACGTAAGACTAAACGCGCAAAAACGCGACAAAGACGAAGAAGACGTACTAAAAAACATTATTAATGTCTTTTCTTAGTCATTTTTGCAAACTGTACCGCATCACATACAGCTGTATATCTTACTTTCTTCTTACGAATTTTACAGGTTTTCTTTCTATTAGCGAAAAATGTATTATTAAACATAATAAAATTTTTATTTGTTTTATTCTTTAAGATTTGTTTTTTAATAACAGACAATTCTTGATTACTATAAGATTTTTTATACCCTTTCTCTCCATGAATTCTTGAATAAGTGGTATCTGATGTTTTCGGAGGTATATGCGTTCCTGTTGGAAGGTCTCCTAACCAGTATCGTTTCGTAGATCTTTTTATAGAGGTTCCGCCTAAACACAAATTATATTTTTTCATCACTTTATAAACTTATGGTACAAACCATGAATTATCTCTGAATTCAAAAACTATTGATATTTTTGACTTAGGCAAATAGCTTGCCATATCTTTGACTCTTTGTAAATTTATTTCATTGTTTTTACACCTTTGGAAATTTAAAACGCCGACTTTAAGTAAAAATGACATTTTTGTTTTTAACTCTTTTAGTTAAAATTGAGTTAAAAACAAAAATGTTTAGTAATAGTATAGAATGCCGAAATATACTTGCGAACGCTGTTTGAAAGAGTTTTCTCAAAAATCCCACTATGATAAGCATCAAAAAAAAAAAAGACCTTGTCAAGATAATAAAGGAAAGATAGAAGTAGTTGTTGAGAATATTATAAATAAAAAATTGATTTCAAATAATACTGAAAATATAATCATAAATACGATGTCAACTGAGCAATCATCTGCTGATATAATCATAAATACGATGTCAACTGAGCAATCATCTGCTGATATTAACTTTGAAAAAATGAAAATGAAAGAGATAAAATCTTTCTGTAAAGAAAATAAAATAAGAGGATATTCTAATAAAAATAAAAGTGAATTAATATCTTTTATAGTAAACCATCAAAAAGCATTAACAACCGAACAAAATTTATCAGATAATATTCTAAATTTGGAAACAAACAATGCTGATACATTTACAATAGGAACTTTATTTACAGGCATTGGTTCAATAGAACACGCACTTTCTCGTTTAAATATTAACCATAAAATTGTATTTGCGTGTGATATTTGTAAATATGTAAAAGAAAGTTATTTTGCAAATTATAAAATAAATCAAGACGATTGGTATTCAGATGTTAATAATGTTAATGGTAATAAATATAAAAACGTTGATATGATTGTTGGTGGTTCACCTTGTCAATCCTTTTCATTTGTAGGAAAACAGAAGGGACTTGAAGATGATAGAGGTAACTTAATATTTCAGTTTATAAGAGTAATTAAAGAGGCTCAACCAAAGATGTTTATATTTGAAAATGTCAAAGGTTTAACCACACACGAAAAAGGAAAAACATTTGATTTTGTGAAATCTAAATTTGGTGAATTAGACTACGATATACAATATAGTATTTTGAATGGAAAGGATTATGGAATACCTCAAAGCAGAAACAGATTATTCTTGATCGGACTAAATAAAAATAGTAACATTAAGATGAATATATTTCCCCCTCCAAAAATAGAACTTTTAATTAAAATGAAAGACTTGCTTGAAGATAATGTTGAAAACAAATATTATTTACAAGAAAAAGGAGTGTCATTTGTAACAAAGGAAAAGAACATAAAAAAAAAATACACACAGATTAATGGAGATGTTGCATTATGTCAGAAAAAAAATCAACAATTTAATTGGCATGGAGATTTTATAAAAGAATATAGAGAAATCCCACCTAAATATTATTTATCAGAAAAGGTAAAGAATTATGTTCTTGCAGGTGGAACTAAAAACTTTAAAACATCGACTAAAACAGATTTAGATATTGCGAGACCACTGCTTAAGACTATGCATAAAATGCATAGAGCAGGTGTTGATAATTATATTACTTATGAAGAAAAAATTAGAAAATTAACTCCACGCGAATGTTTAAGACTCATGGGATTTTCAGATGATTTTAAAATTGTTGTATCAGATACTCGCATGTATCAGCAAGCAGGTAATAGTATAATTGTTAATATATTTATTGAAATTATTAAGCAAACTGATTATATTATGAAATTTATGAAAGTTGATTAATACTTTTAATTAACTTCTTCCTATTTATATATTCGCTTTCGGTTATTTCAAACCATTTATATCCTTTTTTAATGTAAAATTCTTTTTTTGCTAAATCTTTATTTTTTTTATCTTTATGCCAGTAGTCGCCTTGAAACTCAAATACATATTTATTCCAAAAACAAGGTTTATCACGCGTTCCACAGCATTTATGTTTTTCACAATCATGATATCCATCTACTGGCCAAAAGTATCCATTATCTTTTCGTTCTTTATGTTCTCCACCATTCATCGCATGTTGAATCTCAANATCGTTGCTTATACTGAAATGTTTAAGGAATTCTAATGAAACAAAACTACATCCACTTGGTTTATTGTATTTTTGATGTTCTTCATTATATAATACACAAACTATTAATTCATTTTTAACAATACTGAATTCCAATGTAGTCTTTGTTGGAACTAAGGATTTTCTGAATGTATCCCATTTTCTTATGTTTTCTTTTTCTTCTTTTGTTTTGTTTTCTTTGCGTCTATGTGGGGTTTGACCTATATAATTTCTGCGAACATCTTCACGACCATTTTGCGTTTCAATCATTATTGTTTTGCCGTCCATATCTTTTATATTTTTCTTCCAGGTTTTAACTCTATTACAATCTTTTTTTCTAAAATTAGTCTCCTCTGAAATATATGGTTCTAAATTATAAATGTAGTTATCATCAAATTGTATTTTAAATTTTTTTTCTTTTTGAATTGTTTTAAATATATTTTCAGAACAACTAATAAATAAACGCGATTCACCATTTCCATTTTTTCCATTACTTAATTTCATATTTGGATGAACGAATGAATCACTAACTTCACAGTGATGTAGTTTCTGTTGAAACATTATTTGATTTTCCATTGTGATGAGATGTTGTATATATTAACTACTTTATTTTCATATCAATTTTTCAAAAATACTTATAATATAAATGCCACCCACAACCGAAGACTATAAAATATCCGCAGTTCAGTATTATAAATTTATTCGGGTTTGTAAAGTACATACAAGTATTGATACTCATATTCAACTGGCGCCAGATCCAATTTGCTTTGAACAACAAATCCGGCATTTTTGGCTTCCTGTAAAATAGTTTTAATTTCTGGCATGTATAATCTATGAATTTGTTTACGTGATTTATTATTGGAATCAGTAAAGGTTTCTTCATAAACAGCTGTATTATTGGGTTTATTTAATCCAAATTGTGCTTTATATTGATAATCGTTAAAATTTATAATTGATGTTGTAGCGCTTTCATTTGCATATTTTTTTATTTTAAGACCACTAATGGGGTCAACTGAATTGAGAACCGGGTCAAATCTATTACGATCTACTAAATGGATGACTAAATAGCCTCCTGGTTTTAACCATTCATAGCAATTTCTAAAGAAAAGATATTTATCTTGAATGTAGTATAATGTGAAATTCAAGCAGGTGATATGTGTAAAAGTATGAGCTGGATAGATCATAACATTTGTTGCATCTCCTAATGTAAAATCCAAATTAGGATATTTTTGTTTAGCTACGGTTACCATTGCTGGAGAGCTATCTAAACCAACAGCTTTTAAATTTTTCTCAGTGAATTTTGCTACATGATCACCTGTACCAGATCCGACATCTAAAATTAAACTTTTTAATGTTGGTTGTGTTGAATTGATAATTTCACCAACTTCATATTCATTTTTGACTTTATCGAAAACGAGATCATCATATATTTTGGAATAAAATCCATCATATAATTTTGGACCATCAATCATTTTAAATTTTTCTGTTTGATTGATAAATCCTTCTTTGATATTAAAGGATGCCTTAGATCCAATAAAGAATATAAGTAAAATAATTAAAACTAATAACAACTTACACCACCTTGAAGATTTATATATTGTTTTAATCAAACTCTTAGCCATTCTTATATGTATTATTGGAATATTTTTTATATTAAATGTATTTAATGAATGAAAATGAAATCAATGATAAAAGAAATAAAAAAGAATTCAAAGGAGTTACATTCTCCAAATTCAAAAAATCAGATGTCAAAAAAGAACTACTAAATAGTTTAAATAATGGAAGAATAGAACCTGCGTGTTATTGGAGTGCAGAATTTATATGCGCTGGACATTTTTTAGAGTTATGGGATAATATTATACTTTTTGCTACAAAACATATACATTTAGGAAATCCTAAATTATCTTTATATCTACAATTACGCTTTAATAATTTTAAAAACATACTTGTCGGTGGATATATTGACAATGAAATTAAAATGAGGAATAATAAAAAAATTAGAACTTTATTTGGTGAAATTATAAGTATTTTAGCATTATCTAATAAAAAACACACATTATCTAAAGTCAAAATTAGTAAAGACGACTTTCAATTACAAAATATTACTGATAAATTAAAGGCTGATAATATCAATTATGCCAATAGAATATACTTGAAAGATGATCCCAAAGAACTTTTTATAGCGCTTAATGAGTTTGCTTACAATTTAACAAGTCGGCGAAATAAAACAGTAGATGCATGTTATTGGTTAGAGTGGATTATGGAATTTGAGAATGTTTGTAAAAGGGAAAAAAGGATCAAGTTGACAGCGGCTTCTAGACATATAGCTCCAGTTGAAAATAAATTAAAAACTGACATTATATGGATGATATGGGAAATATTTCTATTGGAAGCAGAGAACCGAGGCGGTATAACAAAAAAAATAGTAAGCGCATTGTTAGAAATTTTTTCCATTAAGTATACATCTGGTACAAAAAGAAAACGACGATTTTTGATGTACAATGTAATTTCGTTATTAACTGAACCGGTAGATTATACTATATCTATTTTTACTGAAGAAAAAAAGATAGATACAATAAAGAAAAAAATAGATATTATTTACAAACAGATTAAAAATAATGAGGTTCGACCTGATACAGATTATTTATTCAATAATTCATTTACAGGAGGTGAAAGAAACTTGGAAAATACCATCAAGAAATTAGATCAAATGAATAATATGATGTATATTCCGAGGGATAAATAAATAATTTATATTAATGAATAATAACTTAAAATTTGATATTTATAAAATATATAAATGTCAGAAACACAATCAGCTCAAAAAGAAAGTACAACTGTTAATTTGTTAGACCTGCCGGTAACCAATGAGAACGAGGCTTTAAATGTCATGGTCGGATTTCTAGGTTTGGCTCAAAAAAGAGGTTGCTTCGCCATTAACGAGGCTGCGAAAATCTATGAATGTGTTAAACTTTTCCAAAAGCCTGCTTCGAATACCGGCTCAAATTAGTACATCTCCCATCATATGGAAATAATAATTGATAGTTTTTAGCTTTTTGTATGTTATCACATAATATATCATACAATTCCCAATATATAACTCTTGTGCGTCTATAATCTGGTCTACCCAAATCATCATAATAGCAACACGTTGAACAAGGAATCAATCTATCACTTAACATTCCAGATGGCATGATATTATTTTTATTTAAGATTTTTCCCAATGGTAAATTACCATTTAATGCAATAGTTTTATAGACTTTATCTACGGAAAGCGAGGGTCTTTTATAAGATGGTCTACTAGAGCCCCAATCGCTTGCTAGTTCGCGCATCTTTACTAATCTGTATTTAACAATCAATGGATTTTCGCGAATTTTAGCTTTAAGTTTTGCAATAAATGTTATCAATTCTTTATTTAGAAATATAGCATCATTTCCACAAAGAGTCCAAATAATTCTACAAACATCCAATGGTAATAATTTCATATATTCTATATATATAATATAATGATTATTAAAACGATACTATCAAATATGTACCCAATATTAACAACAATTGCTATATTATCAATTTTCATAGATAAATCACCTAATCGAATACAAAAAAATTTATTAAGATGGATAGCTGGAGCATCTCTATTATATGGAGGATTATCTCATATTCTAATACCAGAAAAAGCTGCATCGGCAATTGGTTGGAAAACATCACCATTTCAAAAAGAAGTAGGTTACTATGATATTTTTGTAGGTATAACATGTATTTTAGGATCTACAAAATTAGGTGAAAAATTTGCCCCAGGCGCTATATTGATATATAGTGGATTTTCCTTTGCCGCAGGTTTAAATCATTTATATGAAAATATTTATAAAGGTAATGCTAGTAAAAATAATACAGGATTTGTTTTATGGACCGATTTATTAGTACCAATAGTATTGATGTATACATTATTAAAGTAAATTATCCATTTATATATCAATTCTATTTACAAACATCCAATGGTAATAATTTCATATATTCTATATATATATAATATATGAATAATTGTACGATTTCCGTGTATCTCGCTTATGGTATGGCAGCGTATGTAATTGCTTCTATTTATTACATGGTAACAACACGATTTGTTGGTACGCCTTTCAGAGACTCTTTAACTGCAAAACAGATTATTATTAAAAAAAAATCAGCAGGTGTTAGAAGAAATATATTTTATCAAGGAATTGCTGCGGCAATTGTAAGTTTAGCTATATTCAAACCATTTCATAAATGTGGTTAATCAAACTAAATTATTTATATCTTTTGTATAATTTAAATGGACACGGTAAAACGGTTGTGTATAGATTCCTGAGTTATTATCTCGATTTCTGACATATAAAATAGTGTATAATAATCTAATAATAATATAATGATAATTGAATTAGTGGTATATTTCATATATATTTATTTAATTTGGTATTATTTTATAACGTATAAAAANTTAACATTNCAAATACTATTGAAAATGTTTTCAATAATTTATTTAGGTACTCTAGGCATGTTTCCTATATGGAAATGTAAAATATCATTTTTTTATAATTACGGTTATATAATTGCCTTCTTTTATTCTATTTGGTGCGTTTCTTTATTATATTTTATAAATACGTTTCACAGTAAACTAAGACATAATTCATTATATCTTTTAACTTTATCACTAATTCCACTATTTTATTTTGTTATGATAAAAACAATTCAATCTATTTATAAATGTGATATGTCGCAATTTTCAAAGAGTAATGGTGCCGTCTTTTATTTTTCTGTTATTTTAATAATGTCAATACTTATAATTTTACGAAACACAAATACTTAGTTTGGTGACGAACTTGTTGTGTATAATTTAATAGACCTTATTCGCTATTTGATACTTTTCAAAGGATGGAAAAGTATCAGGAAAAGATATTGAAAAAATTGTTTATAAAACAATGTATATGGTTCCAACTAATATCTGAAAGTAATACCCGATTTATTTAGCATTTCAGATAATAAACCACTTGCAATGAAATCTGTAAGTTTAGAAGACGATGTTAAAATGTTGCATAGATTTATATGAAATGGATCGCGAAAAAAAATATTGATAATAGTATTGTTAATAACCTAATGACAATACCATTAAAAACCAATCAATTCACAAATGGAGGGACAAATGTGAAAAAACTGGAAGAATTTATCATGAATCGGTTTAAAATAGATGAGAACAAATGTGTTATAGTTGTAACCAATGGATCGGTCGCCCTCCATGCATTAACATCTGGAATAGAATATTACGAAAAAACCCAAATTAACTGGGCGACTCAAGCATTTACTTTCCCACCGTCGGCACAATCCAATTTATCAACTGTAAAAATAATAGATATTGACGAAGATGGTGGTTTAGACCTTGAACAAGTAGATAATACAACAGGTGGTTTAATTGTAACTAATATTTTTGGAAATGTTGTAGACATTGACAAATATGAAAATTTTTGTCGAGAAAATAATAAATTTCTAATTTTCGACAATGCTGCAACAGGATATACAGAGTACAACGGAAAAAATTGTTTAAACTATGGAAATGGTTGCACAATAAGCTTTCACCATACAAAGCCATTTGGTTTTGGTGAGGGAGGAGCTATAATTGTTGATAAAAAATACGAGAAAAGTATTAGATGTTTAAATAACTTTGGCATAGGATTAACAGACAAATATTGGGTTCCGGAGGGAAACAACAATAAAATGTCTGAAATTTCAGCAGTATATATATTGCAATATTTGGAGAGAAATACCGATAAAATAATTAACACTCATAACGAATTGTATTTATATTTTAAAGAACATATGAAAAATATTACCACGCATTTTAAATTATTTCCATCATTTCACGACGGAATCATTGCACCCTCTTGTTTTTGTATTTTGTTTGATAAATATGACGATAAAATAAGAGAAAGGTTATTAGAAAATAATATTCAAGCAAGAAAATATTATCATCCTTTAAATGATTCAAAAGTAGCGAATGAAATTTTTGATAAAATACTATGCATTCCTTGTAATATAGATATGGATAGGAGTGATATAGATAACATTTTTCGTTTATTAACTAATTAAAAATCAGTCATTATATATATATGGATGTATATATTTCTTTAGGGTATAAATGCGATCCGAGGGTGGTGATTAAAAACGTCTATGGATTTTCTAAAAAAAAACGGATATAAAAGTTGTCCATTTGATCTTTGCATTACTCCATTTAATGCTTTATGTAAAATTCTGGAAAATGATTTTAGTACTTTTTTTGATGGTCTCAAAATAATAGAATGGCACAATGGTACTACGGCAATAACTAATAAATGTGGGATTATATTTAATCATGAGGGAGGCGGACATTCTCATTTATTTAAAGTAGGTAGAAACTATGATACTTTTTTTTCAAAACACAATTTCAAAGAGTTTAGAATTAGATATACTAGAAGAATACAAAACTTTCAAAACTACTTAAAAAAAGCAAATAATATTACTTTTGTTTACACGGGTGATTGCTTTGAAGAAAATATTATTAGAGAAATTATTAAAAAAACATATGGAGATAAAATTATTAAATTCATACAAATATCATCACCTGATACGATTGGGTCACTTCCTGAACCAGCTGAAGTTTCATACGCACGATATGAGGCAACGGGATGTATAACTCCCAGTGAAATCAAACCATGAACTATTACTAACTTTATTTTAAAATTATATTTTTTTCAATAATGGAAAATACACCATTTTCCATGTAAGTCTCATAACTAAATAAGTCATATCCAGAAAGGATGTTTCCGACATCCATTGATGAGCATTTCGCCGGACTACCGCCGTTGTCGTATGTTCCACACGTTCGTACGGGTTCGCTGTAGCTGGTCATCTTGAAAGCGCCCTCCGGAAGGCTGGATATTAAAAATTGATTCAACCCAGGTAGAATTATATAATTTATGTGAGTTGTATGATATACTCATATTTAAGCTTTGTATTATTTAATATGTAATCCCAAAAAAATTGTATTAGAAGTATCGTGAGATGCATATATAAATATGATAAAAATTTCATTATATTTACTATGTTGGAACGAAGAAATGTATATTAAAAAAACAATTGACTACTATAAAAATAGATTTCCAAATATTAAAATAACTATACTTGATAACTATTCAACGGATAATTCTATTAAAATTGCGAAAGAGTATGGAGCAGAAATTATACAGTGGGGATATAAAGATAAGGTAATTCTTCCACATGTAAATTTGGAAGATAACCCTCATAATTATATGTGGAGAAATGAATGTGAAAATACATGGGTATTGACTTGTGATATGGATGAATTAATAGATATTGATTTTAAACAATTGGTAGAAGAAGATAAGTTGGGAACTACCATAATTAAAACGGACGGTTATGAAGTAGTTGGGTGCAGTCAAGAGTCTGATTTAAGCGATATATCCTATTATGAGTTAGATAAAGGAATATGTGGTACATATTATTTTTCAAAAAATATATTATTTAAAAAAGGTCCAATAGAGAAAATGAATTATGGTGATGGACAACACTCTTGTAGCCCTATGGGTAACATTATATATTCAAAAAATATATATATGATTTATCATATGAAGTGGTTAGGACTAGAGTATTACAAGAATCGTTATTTACAATATAGGAAAAGATTTAAAAACCATTATCAAAAAAATAATAAGCAAATGATAGAACATTTTAATAGTGTTGTCCACAGAGCACAATCTATTCCAAAATTAAAATATTTATAATCAAGAAACCTATAAATGGTTATGTGATAACCAAATACTATAAGACAAGAGAAATAATAATACATATAATGAAACATGCTATACTGATATGTGCTTTTACATTACTCGAAAATGAATAAAAAACTATTTTGTCGTACCATTTTTTTCTTTATGATTTTCTATAATTCTACCTGGGTTGCCGACAATTTTACAATTTTCTACAACTATTACTAACTTTATTTTAAAATTATATTTTTTTCAATAATGGAAAATACACCATTTTCCATGTAAGTCTCATAACTAAATAAGTCATATAATTTATCTTGTATATAATGACTTTTTTCTTTCCTAAAATTAATATTCTTAAGAGATATGATTTTTTTTATTATTGAATTTACATCATTCAAATCTATTATGAAAAAATCATCAATATTAAAGTTGTTATTGATGTTTGAGTTATATGGGTCACTAGTTAATAAAACACATCCCTCTTTACCAGCTTCAACTCCAAGTGGAAAACCATTCGCACATCTTGATAAATTTATATAAATATCTATTTTTTCATAATAAAATTTACTCAATTCTTCTTGTGACATAACATTTAAATGCGTTATATTTTCATGTGAAGGACAATTGCCCACAGAAAAGAATTTAATATTGACATCCTTTATTTGATCAGCTATATTTGTATATATATCAGCGCCTTTTTGGAATGCATTACCCAACGATGTGAAACATACGTTTAATGTTTCATTAAAATTAGATTTTCTTTTTATAGCGTCCCCTTTATAGAAAAAAGGACAACCGTATACCTTATAAATATTATCAGGATTATGTTCATTCAAAGGGGTATATATAAAATCTTGGGTGGTTAACCACTTACTTTTTTTCCAATTTGGATTAACATCAAATTGCAACCCACTACTGAGTGAGTGCCCCATCACACGACCAAACCAGGCTGGGCATTTTCCCTCTCCTCTGTGAATATTAATTAAACCTTTTCCTATAGGAACGCTACAACCGCCACCAGGATATAAATGAATAAATTGTTTCTCATGGGGGAAAAAATTATCAAATCTATAATTAAATTGCAGATACGGAATAATAAATATACTATAAATAAAATTATATACGCTCATTGGTGGATGAGGACAATTAACTTCTTCCCCTCTAAACTTTTTAAGTCTGAATAAGAAACTATAATACGGAAGAGCATTATTAAAATGTGTCCCATTAAATTCTGTTTCGTTGTACTGATTTAAATAATTATACTGGGGGTCAAATATGAGTATATCATACAATTCAGATAAATGAAATTTATCACACAGTTCTTTGTAATCAGGTCCACCATATCCACGCGTAAATTGAACTAAAATATCAGTATCATATTTTTCTATAAATGAATGTATTTCTACCAATCTCCACTGTGCTTTAGGGATGGGGAATAAATTGTCTAGCAGCAAACATCGTAATTTAGCATTATCTTTATGATTTTCTATAATTCTACCTGGGTTGCCGACAATTTTACAATTTTCTACAACATTTTTAATTATTACACTTCCGGCACCGATTATACATTCATTGTCTATTTTTAGGTTTTCTATTATTGTGGAATTTGCGCCTATAAAACACGAACTTCCAACTATTACATTACCGCATAAGGTTGCTTTGGGACATATACTTGTATAATTATTAATAACACATTCGTGGTCTATACAACACCCCGTATTAATTATACAATGCTTGCCTATTTTAACATCGGTTTGTATTATACTTCCTGCACACACAATTGACCCTTTTCCTATTTGAACATTCTCGGATATAATTGCGGATGGATGCATTAAGGTGCACCAATTCAATTCCTGATTTTTTCCAACAATACATTTTCTGGTATAATTATCACCAATTGAAATTATGAAATTTTGAATATTTGAATCTAATTTACTTATCTTGTCTAAAATTTTATAACCATAATATTCCCCTGTTTTTTCATCGTCATAAATACCCACAATTCTATAGTTTCCTAATAGTTTTATTAAATCTATAACCACTTTACAATGACCGCCTGCGCCTATTAATGCTATTGTTTCCATTATAATAGTTTATTTGGATTTCTTTAACTTTTGATAAATTATAATTAATTAATAACCGAGAACAATCACAAAATATTCGCCCAATTATTATCACTTAGTTTCCGAACTGATATGACCGGTATATATAAACTTTTGTATTTTCCTAATTTAATATTTTCAGCAATGTCATTTAAAAGTTGTGCGTCTGCATAATAGAGATTATATTTTGGCTCTGTTATATGTAGTTTTTTAACATTTTCTATTATTTTTTTCCATGTTTCCATAGTGGTTTGACCGACTATATTAATATTATGCGCCGATGCAGCTCTTACGGAATCGCTTACCTTCGGTATATAATTATTATAAAATATATTATTTTCACTCGTTCTTGGAAGTATTCCACCGCACCATTCCGCCTTTGTTACCATAAACCCCGTTTCTGGGTAAGCGATGAAATTGTTTACCACAGTATTAACATGCGTATCATACCAATAGTCGTCGTCATCTAACATCAGAGCAATATCATAGCCCTCTTCCATGGCTTTTATATATGAATTTTTTGCAGCATGTACACCGCCAACACACCAATAATTCTGTATTCTACCAAGATTTAACTCTCTACAGGAATGTTTATTATTGTGTATATATATATCACCGTTATATGTACTGCATATCTCTTCAAATTCTTTGACTGGTTGATAGTTGTCGCCAGTTATAAATACTTTAAAATTTTTATATTTTTGCTCTTCTAGCATTTTAAACATTTCCATCAATATTTTTTTTGATGACCCATCTTTTCTATAATAACTTTGTACAATCACCGCTACTTTCATATTAGATTTTTCATTTTCCTCAGTGCTTGACATTATACATTAATATATATATTAATTTTAAATATATATAGAATAAATTGTTTTGATTAAACAATCGGATATGATGGTTGTGTAGCGATTCCACAGTTATTATCTCGATTTCTTGACATATAAATGTATCCATCGTCGCCCCAAGATTCGCCCCAACTATTTTTAACAATCCAATAGTCGGTACCATTTGTTGTTGTTCCATAACCAACAACAAGTACTCCATGATCTAACATTGTGCTAGAGCAACTAGGATCATAATACACGCCTTTTTTATAAAATTGGAATTGCGGGCTTGATGCATCAATGGCGACTGAAATAGGGCCAATTGCAGCAACAGCTTCTTTCAATCCAGTTTCGCCACCTTTGACATCTTTAAAACCAGAAAAGGTGGCCACGATCTTGCTTTTATTGAATTTACACGGGTCATCTTGGGCAATATATGGATACTCTGTTTCACTTTCAATGCCACCTGTACCAATTACATACTGAAATGCGCCATCCATTAACCCTCCATTACATCCCTGGTCAGTACCATTGACATCACAATCAACAATTTGTGATTCACTAAGTGGAACTAAATTGCCAGTTTTCAGCGCGTGTTGCCCTTCCATTGACCCAGTGGCCGAAAAGCTCCAACAAGATCCACATTGCTGTTGATTTTTAATAGCTGTCACCACGCCTTTTTTTCGCCAGTCAACTGACTTAGGCACCCCAAGCAGTGCCTTTTTTTCAGTTGGATATGGAAAATGCTTATTAGCTAGGTGATAATTCAAATCTTTTCTAGTAGCCCATTGAGACCAATGTTTGTCCGCAAATTCGTTTAATTCTAATTCAAAACCATGGTCTTCAGAATTATGTTTATTCACAAGATCACGATTTGATAACCAATTATTATAGCTGTGTGTGAGATTATGATTGTCTCCCCATTGTTGAAATTTATTATAGGTGCTTGTCCAAGAATCAAATTCTCGGAGGTCACTGAAAATATTAGGATGAGATGAGTGGTAACAACGCAAACTTCCTATGGAAGCAATCATAAAACAAAAACTATAGAGCATATTCATTATGAATATTAATGAATATAATCCTTTATACTTATTTAATAAATAATTATCGTCTTCTATTTTTCCTGGTACCTCCTTTCTTTTTCCTGGTACCTCCTTTCTTTTTCCTGCGTTTCTTCTTTTTCTTATGAGTTTTCTTTTTCTGCTTTTTATGCTTTTTCTTTTTATGTTTTCTGCGAGTGTGTCGTTTTCTATTTCCTTGGGCATCCCTTATCATTTGTTCTAATTCTTCTGCTACATCTCTTTCATCTTGAGCAGTAAAAATCAATCCCGAATCTTTCATCATTCGATCTGTTATAGCCTGCTGTTTTGCAGTTTCAATGGCTAAATCGGCTTCTTGTCTCGCTCTCTCTATATCGGTAATACCCTCGCTAGATTTGCGTTCTCCACTTGATGGGACAGGCATCGCTTGACTATCCCGCATTTGTCTTACCAAGCTCATTTCATTACTCCGTTCCATATTTGCAAGATGATCACCAGTTAGTTTAAAACCTGTTAGAGATGGCATATTTTGCATATAATTAGGAGGGGATAAACTATCAAATTCACCTTCCGAAATAGTGGGACTACCGGTAAAATCCGACGGAATTGCATATTGGGGATCATATTTTTCAGTAATACGATAATCTAGCAATGCCATTGGGTGCATTGCAGCAATTTCGCCAATTGGTTCATCTAATTGACCAATTAATTTTGTGTAACGCTTTAAATTTTGGGCGTGTGTGTTTTTCATGGATTTCATTTTAGCACTCCTCTTATGCATTTCTGATTTTAACATATTTTTAGGGATTGGTTGGTCTTCCATTTGGAGCATTCTTTGCGAAGTTCGATCAAGCTCTTGTTTTGCATTTTGCAATTTCATATTTATGTCTAGATATTTATTTTTAGCATCATTTTCCATCATATATGGCTCATCTACTGGAGATGAAGAAGCTTTTAAAACTGGTCTATTTTTTCTAGTTCCTTTATTAACATTTTTTTGTGCCTCTGCCATCCGTTTTTTAGTTCTTCTATGATCACTAGCTCTTTTTTTCTGATATCTAAGAAGATCCTGTTTTCTTTTTTTTTCTTGGAGTGATAGTTCATTGAGTGTTTTTTCTATTTTCTTCAGTTCAACATCCATTATATATTAATTGGAGATTATTTTACTATCTATATCTGTCAATTCTAATGTTTTGATGTTATTCAAACTCTCAACGTGTTTCAAAGAAACAATGCTATTTATCCGCTCTCGTTGTTCTTGTTTAAATCGACTATTCTCTTTTTTAACGCAGCTTTTTAATATTTTTAGCATTATTCTACCAATACTATTATTAATTACCTGAAATATTTTAATAATTCCACCAGTCACACCTATAATTTCTAAATAACTTTCGACATTAATAGTTTTATATAACCAATAATCTGAAAGAACCCCGACAAATAAACTATTGGTAATAATTAGTACCCATATTAATATAGTTTGAAATTTCTTTTTAATTTTCGGATCAACGTCATAATTTGGTAATTTTTTTTCGTCTATAAATAAATCTTCATAGAAAAGAGGCTTTGATGCAGTGACATATACCAAAATTGGAAAGTTCCAAAATATTATAAAAAAGGCAGCTGATATAATAAAAGGGAAGTAATAAAATTCTCTAAATTCTTCAAAAAAAGCCAATGAAGATATCCCCACAAAAGGTAAAAAATATCGCTTGCATTTTACTTTACGACATTCTTCCTTGCTACATTTTATTTTACCAGTTTCATCAATGCAAATACAGCACCATGATAAACACATTTCTTAATTTAAAATTAAAAAATGAGTTTAAATCGTTTAATATTATTCATTACCTTCAACTATCTCGGTAATAAATTAGTATTTGATAACCTTTGTTAAAATTAAAATAAGTTTCGTATTGTTCTGCGAATCGCCATTGTGTATTTTTATTCAGTTTACTTTTCCAATTAAATTTTTCCAATCTACTGTAACTTTCACCATCGAAACCATAGTCAATACCGTTAATAGTAATATATGCCGAAAAATGAATTTTACTTGTATTTCTTAAAACCGCAGCATCTAATTTATATGAGTATTTCTTTCCTTTGTTATCTTTGAATTCTAATTTTTTTGGTGTTTTGAATTTTCCAGAGGGCGCATCTTGTACTTCTACAAAAATTACTTTTGGAATAAAATCGCCTATTATTGAAGCGTTTAATATTAGTTTATTTAGTTGTTTTTCAGTTGGAGGGTTATCTGATGCCATATAGAAATTTAACCATCCAATAGGTCCTTTCGTATATGATATATCGCCTTCATGCCAACCTATATGATCATCCTTTATATCTATGATTTTTCTGTAAATTGTAGAGTAAAATGTCAAAGGATTGGATGCTTTTTTAGTTTTCACGATTCTACTATTTGGCAGAGCTCTATGAAATTGTCGAATTATATCATTTGTATCCATAAGTTCGGCATATCTTGCTGGATCACCTTCCGATTTACTTCTTAATGAAGCATCTATCATTTTGTTCAATAAAAATGCCGGTTTTTTCATGGCAGTTGGTATACTTTTTCCACTACCAGGCACTATTCCCGTAATACATGTTTGTCTGAACCATCTATTAAATTTACGACCTCCATCACTTATAAACCACGACATGAAAAATGAATTCATCCAACAATTTGATTGGTGTTGAGCTGGAGCTATTATTAACTTTGCTGAAACGGGTTTAGTTGTATTTAAATTTTTTAACATGATCTCCTTTGCTCTCTTTGTTTTCCATCCAAAACATTTTGTACCTTTAGCCGTCGTTGCGATCACATCTCCGTTGGGACAATCATATATGTTACCTTTAGGTGTTACACTTTTTAAACTCATTAATTGTTTATTAATGCTAGGAGAATATTGAACTTTCCCTTTTTTTTGCTCTCTTCTTAATTCTTTCGCCAATTTGGGAGTATTGTTTTCAATAACAGATATCTCTCTCTTTAAAACAGGTTTCTTTTTAATAGAATTATTGTTTTTTGGAACGCATTTTCCTGTTACAGAATCTTTTTTCGTTCCATTTGGACACCGTTTTCTCTTAATTTTACTAGGTGATTTTTTACTAGGTGACTTTTTTTTAGTTGTTTTTTTTACTGTTTTTCGTTTTATTTTTTTAGGTTTGGTTTTCTGAGTGTATTTTTTTAATATTTTGTCACTGAAAGTATAGCAAAATTTGTCTTTTGGATTTTTGATATATCCCTTTTTACACCTTCCTTTATGAGGTCCATATCGGGTAATCCAATCGGTACTGATATCATCTTTCCATTTTTGATTTATTTCTTCTACAAATTTAGTTTTAAAATATAAGGGACCTTTGTGTTTTTCCAAAAAGGATAATTTCTTTTTCCTTTTCTTAACAACTTTTGGTTTTTTCTTTTTAACTGTGATTCTTACTTTGGCTTTTTTTTTCTTTATTTTTATCTTTACAGTCTTTCTACATTCGCACCTTGATTTAACTAATTTATCATTATTATTACACTTTGGAGAGTAGTATTGATTCATTTATATATATATATTCTAAATATTTAATATTGCTATTTTGTATATGGACGAAGTAATAACAGGAACACCAAACTCATTAAGCGCAGATAGTTTAAGACCATCTCGCTCATTATATATAAAGCCACCACTAGCTTCATCTGATAGTGAATGGGGTACATGGAATATAATTACAATTATTCTTATAGTGGTTGTTTTGGCTTTGTTAGGATTAAATATATTTTCATATTTAGCAAAAGGCACTGATGTAATAGGTGATTTCATTGCTAAATTTTCTTCGCATGCACCTAAAACTGCAGCAAAGGTTATAGATACCAGTATTGTGGGTACTCAAGTAGCAGCAGACGTCGCGGCGGGGACAGTAAAAGATGCAGGAGATGTTTTATCTAGAGAACTAAATTTAAAAAGGAAAGATTTATGGGAATCGCGAGATTCAGGCGTGAGAAAATCAATTGAAAATCGAGAGATGCATGGTATTAATAAATTTCCTCAACATGAACCTAATAACTCTTATAAAGAAAGTTCGGGGGATAACAAAATTCAAGAAAAACATAAACCTGGATATTGTTATATAGGAACAGATCGGGGATATCGCTCTTGCATTAAAGTAAATAACAAAGATGATTGCGAATCTAAGAAAATTTTCCCATCAATGAATATTTGTATTAATCCTTCATTGAGACAATAAGTTGATACTATATTTTAATATATTATCAATTAAGTGATTATTGTGTTGGCCACATACTAGAGGTTGGCGTCTCGCCTTGCTCAAAATACCATTGCAATGACAAATAAGGAGGAGTTGCTGTTTTTGTAACCTTAGTTGAAAGATCGGGACCATCTCTAACAATTTGCATTACATCTGTTCCGCTAAGAGCATAATCATGGTACCATAAATCAGACAAGTTTCCAGAGAATCCACCGTTAAGATTTACAAATACATCTCCATAATTTTGTTTAGGAACGCTATCAAAGGTATGACGGAGAGCGACGTCGCCGTTAATAAATACATCCATAATATTTCCTTTAACACGAATAGCCACATTTACCCATTTATGCATTGGTAAATCAGTGACCTCAACCTCTTCAAGAATATTTTTGAATGTATTCATAACTACGATTAAAGAATTTCTAGTAGGATGAATATAGAGACCTGGTCCATTATTAGGGAATGCGGTTTGATCTGAATTTAATTGCTCGGTTCCTTTGTGGAAAATATGTTTTCGTTGACCCGATTTATATACTAAATCATCTACATAGATCCATACAGTCCAAGTGAATTCTAAACCATCTCTTTGATTAATGGAACGCATTACGGGGATAGAATTAGGATTACTTGGATCTTGTGGAATTACAAGTAATTTTTTAGCGTCTTTCATTCCTGAAGTAAGATGTGGTGAAGGTGTTGGTTCAAACAACCAAGTCAAAAAACTGACACCACCACGTAATAACAGAATAAACACGATAATTACTAAAATTAAAAAAACAACCTTTGAAACAAGTGTATTCGATTTTAGAAAATCACTTATTCCGGAAAGAGCTCTTCGCCCAGTTCCTAAAACTTCGTTTCCTGTTTGTTGTGCTTGATTCATAGCTATATATAATAGCAAATAAATTATATATCGAATTTATTCATTACTTTATTATCTTTCAAGAATTCTATGCGAAGTCTATATTTATTAACAAGACCAGTGAACCAATTGGTTCCTCCTGGCCCTTCTCTATATATAGCATAAGCCTCTCGAGGATTTACAGCTCTCGAGAAATATTGGAAGTTAGAAATATATCCTTCAAATCCTCCACCAGGAGATACTACTAAAGGACTTCCTGATGACATTTTTGGTACACCTGGGAGTACGCAAGTTCTAACCAATTTACCGTCTAAATACATATCTAAAGAACGGTTATTGAGCGTGACAATAATGTTTGCCCAGGCCTGAAGGGGAACATTTTCTAAAGTACACGTGTGATTTACAGCCTGCGTTGAGTCTTTACTAGCGTATGTTCCTAAAGTAATATCTACATTATTCATCATTGCTCCTAAACTTAATTCGGGAGCTGGAACACTACCATCTTGCCCGCGGCCAAAAATAATCTTCTTTTCGCCAATTCTGTAATTCCAATTAGAAATGTATACCCAAATAGAATATGTGTAATCTGCGGATGCACCGTGGGGTATATTATCGCCTGTTAATATGACTGTTTTTCGCGCATCGTGTTGACCCAATAGATAACTTCTGGAACTGTCACCAAATATCCATATGTAAAGTAAGTAAATTACGAGGATGATAACTACACCTATTACAATGTTTTTCAAGTTCATGATATAATATAGGCGAAGAAATTATCTAAACAATTGGCGGATTTTTATATTTTAAATTTTTATATAAACTTTGAATTTTACTCAAAGATAATGGTTTTGGAAAATATACTACACTACATACTCCCCCACTTAAACCGTTATTTGACCCAACTGTAATTTCATCATATGACATTATTGGAACTATATTATTTGTCGAAGATACTAAATCTCCATTTATAAAAATATCTAAAGTTCCGCCATCATAATTAATAATTATGTTATTCCATTTTTGAAGTTTAAATTTTTTTGTAGTATACACCACATTATCTTTGTCTAAACCATTGCTCATTATAATTCTTAGTGTATTTATAGATGGGTTAAATTGTATTTTGGGTTTATTTGCATAATCCAATATATTTGTGAATTTACTACTAGATTTTCTAAAACTTGGCGGTTGATCATGAATAAATGTCCATGCTGAAATTGAATAATTATAATTAAAAGCTCCTACACCAGATCCTATATCTTCGTAATTCCCGATCACTTTTTTAGTATTTAAATAAATAGGATCTTTTAAAAGTATTTTTGTTTTTAAAATATTTTCACGGCTTTTTCTACTATCCCCGAGATTCTTAGATTCTGCTGTTTGCATCTGAATTTGATTTCTCAAGTCAATAACGATGGGCGCATTTACTTGCACGTATGTGATTCCTGCCTCAAGAGATAAAGTCTTTGAAAACATGTTCTCAAAAAATCCTAATTTTTGTTTATTTTTAACAGATCTATATCCTCTTGATTCTAAATATGTTTTTAGATTTTTTACCATTTTTGGATCATATAAATTACCAGCTAATATAACCTCCCAATCTACAGATACACCATCCATTATCTTAGATAACTGATTCTCATTTCTTATTATAGATTTATCGTGTGCCTCACTCTCTTGTTGTATCATTAAATCATCAGTTTTTGTAACCGAATGTATAAATATATAATTTTTGATTATTGGAATTAAAAAGTATAACCCAACTCCTATTATTTCAGCTAGTAAAATAATCCATGCTACATACGGTGTCTCTTTTATTTGTTCCCATATATAATTTGTGAAATATAAAACAGTACAAGGTATAATAAATATAACATGATAAAGCAACTTGAAGAAATTATTATTCATTATTTTGCTCAGTAACCATGCATTCTTAGTAACAGCATTGAATATTGCAAATATTAATGCAAGAACGACAATAATTTCTATTAACACAGTTAATGTAATAGATAAAAATGAAAAGGTTTTTATTAAATATAAAGCTAGCGTGGTTAGTCCTAAAACTATAGCAATGCTTAATATTGATTTGTATAATGGTACAGTTTCTGAAAATGTCCATTTCATTTGGGAAAATGTGCTATCTTTATAAGGATATGGATTAGCATCATTGTTTTCTTTTATGAATAAAGAAATAACTCCTAATGCAATAAATGCACCCCCCAATATTAGAATAATATTACTATATGTTGACCACTCTTTTAATACTGAATTATCTTTGTATAAAAATGTAAAAAAATAGGATAAAAAAAGATAGACAATCAATATTGTAATTGCAAGGGTTTTAAAATTAGTTATCCATGACCATACAATTCTAAAAAATGTCGAAATATATCCAAAAGTAGTTCGGAAGAATATCATAATGCTATTAAGAAGATTATATCGTAAATCAGAAGCTTGCTCACTAACATTTCTTCCAGGCACGGAAGGATAAATAAAATCATATAACTTCATAGAACTAGCTATTATTGCTATAATTAATGGAACATATAATGTAATTGCCAATAAATTCTTAATAACTGTGTCTTGATAACCAGATTTAGTCATAATATATTATCAGGTTATTTAAAAATATTAAAGAACCTAATTAATTTATAAATTACTTTGCATAGTTTTTGTAGCGTGACATTCGGTACATAATGCTACCAAATTAGAAACATGATTTGATCCACCATATCTTAAATCTACTTTATGATCAACTTGAAATGTTGCTTTAAGCTGTTCTTCGCAGTGTTTGCATCTCCAGTCTTGTTGAGCAGCTACGTATTTCTTTTTAGTTTCACTTACTGATCTTTTAGATGAATTGCCTCCAGAATTTAACATTCTTTTCATCTGCGGTGTAACAGCGTTATTTATAGAGGCAGTATTATTAAGTTGATCCATATCGCTTTTCACACTAGCAAAATCAAAAATAGGTGTTAACATATCCGTTGTATTACGATCAATGGGCATATATTTAATAATACTATTCGCGTGTTTAAACATGCCTTTTGACCCTTCTGGATTTTTTTTGATAAATAAGTATAATGATAGCCCTACAAATGCATATGTGGCCATTTGTACATACTTTTTATTTATATGAAACATCTTTGTATACTTACCATCATAATATGTATTTACAACTAAAAATATCGTAATTCCTATTATAAACAGTCCTATTCTCATTATATTTTATGAAGATAATTATTTGGATGACTTCTTAAGAAGATATAAAATAAGTAAAATAATAAATAAGACAGTACCAATCATAATATACTGTTTTCGAGATTTGTATTTTTCTCGATTTAGTACTTCCTTTGGTTTATATGAATCATAATATTTTTCTAAACTATCAAAAAAGTCTTCTTGTTCCCAGTCCATTGCAGCATGTAATTTATTAATTATAAAGTGTACCCATTTCATAAAAGATTCGCGGGACTCTAAATAAGGAGTTACAGGATATTTGTCTAACATCTTTGCAAACTTATTTCCTATGGGTTTTTGAGAAAGAAACAATGGTAGATTCTGAATTGTATCGTAATACTTTTTTTTTGTAACATCATTGGGATGTTGTGGATACATAACTGATATGGTCTGTAATGTAAATTTAAAATGAGGCATCCATATCTCTGGATCGAGAGGCATTATATATGAAATAGACATAAAAACTAATGTTTATAAACATATAATAATATGAATCGACAAAAAACAACATATAATTTTTGTAATAATTGCACAAAACAGGGACATTTATTTAATCAATGTAAAATGCCCATAACAAGTATAGGAATAGTGGCTTTTAAAAAAAAAAGCAATGTGCTAAAATATTTAATGATTTGTAGAAAAGATAGTTTGGGTTATATAGAATTTTTAAGAGGTAAATATCCTCTGTATAACAAAGAGTATATCCAAACACTTATTGATGAAATGACAGTACATGAAAAAGAAAAACTTGTATCAAATAGTTTTGAAAAACTATGGAAGAGTTTATGGGGTGATTTTATTGGAATTCAATATCGAAGTGAAGAAAAACATGCAAAAGAAAAGTTTACGCAAATTCAAAGAGGAATACAAATTTATAGTGAAGGAACATACGATTTAGTTAGTTTAGTTAAAGAAAGTTTAACACAATGGCATACTCCAGAGTGGGGGTTTCCAAAAGGACGAAGAAATTATCAAGAAACCGATATAACTTGCGCCTATCGCGAGTTTAATGAAGAGACAGGGTACATGAAAGAGGATTTAGATATGATAACCAATATTCAACCATTTGAAGAAATATTTATTGGTTCCAATTATAAATCATATAAACATAAATATTATTTGGCGGAGCTTGTATCCGAGAATACATCAACGTCTAATTTTCAAAGGAGCGAGGTAAGTGATATGAAATGGTTAACTTTAGATGAATGTTTATCTATTATTAGACCCTATAATTTAGAAAAAATACAGGTAATTAAAGATATCAATAATGTTTTAGAAAGATATAGATTAATCTCATAATATATTAACTGATGTCATCGAAAAAAAGAAAGTCAGCTGTAAAAGTTAAAAAAAAGAAAGGGAAAGTAAAAATTAAACAAAAAAAATTAGTTATAAAAACATGCGCACAACTTAAAGAAGAATTTAAGAATATCAAAACAATTGATATGGATAATCCAGACCAGCGTAATTTTCTTAAATGTATGTCAGATGATAATAGAAATCAATTGGGTGAAGAATCAAAAAAATTCCCATATCTATATCCTTCTCTAGACGATCCAAATTTTAATGTTAAAATTGCAACGAAGAAAGAATTTTATGATAATCGTTATGAAGAAAAAACACGTGATGAGTTCGATAATATTAAGGAAGTCGCTCAAAAATTATGCGACAATACAGAATTTGAATTGGATCCCCATCAGATGTTTGTGAGGAATTATATGTCATTTCAGACTCCTTATAACGGGCTATTGCTATTTCATGGATTAGGTACTGGGAAAACTTGTTCATCAATTTCTGTATGTGAAGAGATGCGCACATACTTAAAACAATTGGGGATAACAAAAAGGATAATTATTGTTGCGTCGCCTGCTGTTCAGGAAAATTTTAAAATTCAACTTTTTGATGAAAGAAAATTAAAAGAGGTTAATGGTTTATGGAATATTAAAGCGTGTACTGGTAATAAATTCATTAAGGAGATAAATCCTATGAATATGAAAGGTCTTTCTCGTCATAGAGTGGTAAGACAAGTTAAAAGAATCATATCTCAGTCTTATCATTTTCAAGGATATATTGAATTTTCTAATTATATTTCTCGAGTTATTCAAAAAACAGTAAGTAGAGGAGATAGTCCAGATTTAATTAGAAGGAAACAGAGACGATCTCTTCAGAAAGAATTCTCTAATCGTATGCTTGTTATTGATGAAGTTCATAATTTGCGAATTACTGGGGAAGGAACAGTGAAACCTAGTTCCGAAAATCTTTTGACGCTTGTAACAAATGCTAATAATTTAAAATTATTATTGCTATCGGCAACCCCAATGTTTAATGATTACCAAGAAATAATTTGGCTATTAAATTTACTGAATTTGAATGATAAGAGATATCCAATCACTTTAAGAGAAGTGTTTGATTCGAAGGGTACATTTGTTCAGAATACAGAGGGACAGGAAATAGGAAAAGAGTTATTAATTCAAAAAATGATGGGGTATATTTCATATGTTCGAGGAAATAATCCTTTCACATTTCCGTATAGTATATATCCTTTGGAAGCGGGAAATCCTATATCATATTTAGGAATGTTACAGGATAAAAGTTGGACATACCCTAATAAACAACTTAATGGAAAGACTATAATAGATCCAATACAAATACTTGATTTATCAATTACAACAATAGGTATTTATCAAAAAAAGGGTTATGATTTTGTTTTAGATTCTCTCCGGAGAGAAAAACCAATTCTAAATGATCCAAATAAGGGTTTACTTTTTACACTTTTGGAGCCTCCATTGCAGGCACTGAATATGATATATCCTCATTCAGATTTAGCCAGCGATGATACCGATGATGATCTGTATCAATATTTATATGGAAAAAAAGGATTGGATAGAACCATGATGTATGACGAATCAACAAAATCAGATTTCACATATAAAGATATAACAATTCAAAATTTTGGTAGAATATTTTCTCCTTCTGAAATTGGGAAATACAGTGCAAAAATAGCTGCTATTTGTGATTCTATTAGAAAATCTAAAGGTATTATTTTTGTATACTCGCAATACATTGATGGCGGCGGCGTTCCATTTGCTTTAGCTCTAGAAGAAATGGGAATTACAAGATACGGAGGGAAATCACTGTTTAAAACTTTACCAACAAAACCAATAGATGCTTTAACATTAAAATCTGAAAATGTAAGATTTCCTGCAAAATATATAATGATAACTGGTGATAAAAATTTAACACCTGATGTTAAAACCGAACTTAAAGCAATCACAAGTCCAAATAACATAAATGGCGAAATAATTAAGGTAGTTATTGTATCACGTGCTGGTTCAGAGGGATTGGATTTTAAGAATATTAGACAAACGCATATTTTAGATCCATGGTATAATTTGAATAGACAAGAACAGATCGTAGGTAGATCAGTGAGAAATTTTTCCCATTGCGCGTTACCTTTTGATCAGAGAAATGTAGAGATTTATTTGTATGGTACTAAGTTGGATAATAATATAGAAGCCGCGGATATGTATATATATAGATTAGCGGAGAGAAAGGCAAAGAAAATTGCCGAGATAGTACGTTTATTAAAAGAAAATGCAGTAGATTGTTTACTAAACAGAAAAGGACAAAATTTCTCAGAAGAAAATGTAAATAAAATTGTAAGTCAAAATTTATCATCTGGGTCAACAATAGAGTATAGATTAGGAGACAAAAGAGGAAGTTTTATGTGTGATTTTATGGATTGTAATTATAGATGTAATACTTCAGTTCAAAATATAGAAGAAGTAGATACTACAACATATAACGAAAATTTTATAATTATGAATATGGATAAGATTCTTCAGCGTATTAGATTATTATTCAAAGAGTATTATATTTTTGATAGACAATCACTAGTTGCCTTGCTAACTCAAATTAAAAATTATCCTTTGGATCAAATTTATACTGCGTTAAATTATTTAGTTACCGAAAAAAATGAGTATTTAACAGATATGCTTGGAAGATTAGGACATTTGGTAAATATTGGAAATTATTACATGTTTCAACCTTTAGAACTGGGATCCAAACCTATTACACGTTTTGATCGTGTTCAACCATTGGATTATAAACGTAAAAAAATAGTGTTTAAACTTCCAGATAATATTCCTTCATATATCAACACAGGTGATGAAAAAAAGGTTATTCAGGAGGATAATCAAATAATGGAAAAGGTAGTTTCAGTTTATCAACAAATGCAAATTGTTGAATTTATAACTAGCATTGATAAAGAAAATTGGATAAAAGCTGCTGCGTGGGCCATTAATAATTTGGAGCGGTATAATAATATTGAAAGAAAGACATTATTAAAACTTGCAATGCATCATTATATTGATACATTAAAATTCAAAGAAAAGGTTGAATTATTAAATATTATTTATACAAAAGAAGATAAGAACGATGTGGAGGAGATTGTTATGTCTTACTTTGAGCAGTTTATTATACAAAGTAGTAAATATATTGGTATTGTTTTAGCAGATTTTTCCAAACCCAGTTCTCATGAGTTGTACACGATACTAGCTTATATTGATGGTACTTGGAAATCAAGTAAAGTGGCTGTAGGTGCGGGAGGATTGGCCGCTGAGATGTTTAAGAAGTTACAAATAAAGGATATTTCTACTATAAACGATATTATCGGGTTTATGACTATTTTTAAAAGACAACAAGTGGTTTTCAAAACAAAAGATATTAGATTAAGTAGCAAAGGAAGGACAAATAAAGGACAACGTTGTGATAGGGGCGAAGGTAAAGGTACAATTATTGCTAGAATAAATTCATTATTATCCACAGGCGTAACACCCATTAAATATAAAATGAAAAAGAGCACTGTTTTATCTATTTATGGAAATACAAATATTGGTCAAAGAATCCGAGTAGAGAGAAGAACTAAAGAAGTAAAAATAAGTTCATTGCAGTTATGTGTTGAATCAGAACTAATATTTCGTTACTATGATGAAATTAATCAAGACAATAAAAAATGGTTTTTTAACACGATAGAAGCAATGATAAATAATATAATTAATTTGGGTAAATAAATTGAATTAATAGTTAAAGATATTATATATCTAGTATATAATGTCGGGTATACAAGGAACAGTACAATCTTCTAATACAAAAAAACCCTTTGCTGCAAAAAAACGGGGTGTTGGTATTTACATGCAAAATATTCTTACAAGAAAAGTTAGGTTACCCTTTACATCGGTAGGAAGTAATTTAGTAGAGAATATTTCACTTGATTTATCGAATCGTATTGAAGGGAAATGTGTTCAAGAAGGTTTCATAAAACCCAATTCAATCAGAATTATCAATTATTCAGCTGGTATTATAAATGGGAAATTTGTTACATTTACTGTTGTATTTGAATGTTTGGTATGTCGTCCCGTTGAAGGAATGAAATTTAAATCAGTTATTAAAAATATAACTAAGGCTGGTGTTAGATGTGAAACAATTGAAGATCCTTCACCTGTAGTTGTATTTATAGCAAGAGACCATCATTTCAAATCGAAAGAGTTTTCGCAGCTTAAACTAGAAGATACTATTACAGTGAAGGTTATTGGAATCCGATATGAATTAAATGATCCTTATATCTCTGTAATTGCGGAATATGTTCATCCAAGAAAAATAAAGGTGAAAGCAAAAAAACAACCAATTAAAATTATAATTAATCCTAAAAAATAAATACTTAAATTCTATATTTTATTTATTATAAATGAATAATTTGACAACACTACGTGATAGTATAGAAAAATTGGAAAAAATCCACCAAGTGCATATATTGAAAATTTTTAATAAATATAATATTGAGTTTACTGAAAACACAAATGGTATTTTTGTAAACATGACTATTTTAAATACAGATGCTATTAATGATATCAAATCTTATATCGATTATGTTAAATTGCAACAAAAGCAATTGGAAAAAGTTGAAGCTGAAAAGGATGCTTATAAAAAAGAGTTTTATAAAGATAATAAAGCGGTCGCTTCATACAATCAATAATATGAAAAATACATTTACTTTTAATCCTGAATCTTTACATCATTATATGTTTACCAAAAAGCATATGATGAAATTATACATTGATGATCAATTAAAACCCATTAAAAAGCAACAACCAAAAAAAGAGGAAAAGAAAATTCTAACAGAAAATGAGTGTCAAACATTTATTGTTCCTCAAGTTAAAGACAAGCTTTTTTGGTGCTATTATATTTTAATGAACGGTTCTATTAATTATTTGTTATTGGATACAAAAAAATTTAAAGAAGAAAAAGAGCAAAAAATTAATTTGGTAGAAAAATTAAGATCAAATAAAGAGCTCCTTAAAAAATATAAATGGAAAAGGAATGCTATAGAAACCGATTTAGTTTATAGTGATGAGATTTCTATTGAAACTTTTATGTGTATATGTGCTATATCTAATATTAATGTTTCGATTGTTAAAAATCGATGTCTATATACATTGGAAGAAGAATGTCACGGAGATTGCCAAATTGTAGAACATCGTCCTATCGGATTTGGTTGTTATTTACTTGATAAAACTGAAATGGGTATAAAATATAATGATTTTTGTACTTCATTTTGGAGGGTAGAAAATATAAAAAAACCATTGTCTGCAATATCTGCTTACAAGATAGCTTCTTTACATGATATTTGTAATAAATTAAAATTACCACTAAAAAATGTAGACGGAAAAAAGTTAAAGAAAAAGGATTTATACGAATCAATAAAGTCAAATATATAAAATTGAATTAAACAGAAAAATATAGGTTTAATATATATAAATGTCTAACGATAATCCTACCCCTAATGAATTATTAGAATCATATATCTCAATCTACATGCGATCCGATAATAAACGTTCACAAGAGATAGAGGCGGTATTTGGAAATAGGATAAGTCGGATTGATTTTGAAAATGTTATATCGAAGCTAAAATCTCTAGGATTTAATAATTTTGAGAGTGAAGGTTCGTATCATTTGAATATTCAAAATCAGTTTATCGATAAGAGAACTGGTAAAACGACAATAGGTAATATTAGAACTACTATTTCGGGAATAAGTGCCATACAAGAATATTGTAAAAGCAATGCATTTAATTTAGATGACCCTCCGCGTAATATTACATTTATGCAAAAGGTAGCCAAAATTCATGCAGATAAACGTCTCGCCCCAATTATATATAAAGATTTTGGATTTAAAATTAATTATAAAGAAGAAAAAATATTAAAATCATCATTCGGAATTGTTCGAGAACTATTACAATCATGGAATCAGGAAAAAAAAATATTTCGCCTGATTAAGCGATTTACTTTCAAAAGCGTTCGCTTTCCAAATATTAAAGTAGATTGTAGTATTGTGCGTTCATCGAAAAGAGTTGGTAAACGATTGATTCCGGAATATAGAATTGAGAGTTCGGATGTTTTCAAAAATCCCGAACAGTATGAGATTGAAATAGAAATGGACTATAACTCTTCTTCAATTGCGGTTGATCCAGAAGTAAAGGCTAAATTAATAAAGGAAATTAGAACGGCAATCAAATATGTACTATCAGGACTTCAGCAGACAAACTTTCCCGTTAGTATTGGTGAGCAGAATGCTGCTTTAGAAAATTATATGAAAATTTTGTATAAGGGTTCATTACCTGATAGACGTATAAGAAATCGTGATTTTGTTGGCCCTTCATCTATCTCATTGGAACGTCCAAATATTGCACCTTTACAAGACGACTCTATTGTTCCAAATATTAGGATGCCTTATACAGTAACAGAAAAAGCTGATGGAATTAGAAAGCTTTTGTTTGTAAATGAAAAAGGAAGGATTTATTTAATTGATGTAAATATGAAGATACAATTTACAGGTGTAGTTAGTAAAAATAAAGAATTTGTCAATACAATTTTAGATGGTGAACACGTACTTCATGATAAATTTGGAGCATTTATTAATAAATATTTGGCATTTGATGTATACTATATTAAAACTAAAGATGTAAGAAGTAAACCATTTTATATAAGTGTAGATGGTGCAGATGAAATGGAAAAAATGACAGGTAGATTAGTTGATTTGAATAGAGTTATAAAGGGGTTAAATCCCACACCATTAATTGGTGCTAAATTGCCATTAACTATTGACTCTAAAACATTTCGCCCCGCTTCTGATGGACCTACAATGTTTAAAAACTGTGAAACTATTCTTTCTAGAGTAGCAGACGATTTATTTGAATATGAAACTGATGGGTTAATATTTACTCCAGCGGATAAAGGCGTGGGAAGCTCCACTGTTGGCGAAGATATTGAACCAGTAAAAAGAACGTGGGATAGATCATTTAAATGGAAACCTCCCGAATATAATACGATTGATTTTCTAGTAACTACCCAAAAAACGGAAACAGGGCAAGATGTTATAGGCAATATATTTCAAAATGGCAATGATTTAACTGGAGCGAATAGTATCACACAATATAAAACGTTGATTTTACGTGTAGGATTTGATGAACGAAAACATGGATATATAAATCCTTGTGAAGATGTTATTCAAGATCATTTACCTAAGAAATCAAATCGTGAGGAAAATAGCCAATATAAGCCCGTACCATTTTATCCCAGTAATCCATCGCCAGCATATCCAGCATATCTTGCAAATATAGTACTACAAGATCGTGGATCAAATAAAGTTATGCTTACAGAAGATAATATGGGAGTTATTGAGGATGAGACTATAGTTGAATGTAAATATGATCCGACCAAGCCAAAATTTTGGCAATGGGTGCCTATTCGGGTTAGATTGGACAAAACATCGGATTATAGGTCTGGTGGAAGAAATTATGGAAATGCTTATCACGTTGCGCAAAGTGTGTGGAATTCAATACATAACCCTGTAACAGAAGATATGATTACTACAGGTAAAGGAATACCTGATTTGATTGCTGATGATGATGTTTATTATAACAGAAAAGCTCAAGGTACAATTACCAGATCACTAAGAGACTTTCATAATTTATTTGTAAAGCGTCAATTAATACTTGCAGCTTCAAATAGAGGAGGTACATTAATTGATATGAGTGTTGGCAAAGGCGGCGACTTTCCGAAATGGATAGCCGCCAAGTTGTCATTTGTATTTGGGCTAGATATAAGTCGAGATAATATTGAAAACAAAATTAATGGAACGTGTGCTAGATTCTTGAATTATAGAAAACAATTTAGATCCATGCCATATGCATTGTTCGTTCAAGCAAATTCTGCATTGAATATTAGATCAACTGTGGCGTGTAATACAGATAAAGGAAAGGAGATCACAAGAGCTGTATTTGGAGACGGACCAAAAGATTCCAAGAAGCTTGGGAAAGGAGTATTTCGTCAATATGGGAAAGGTGAAGAAGGATTTGATGTAGTTTCAAATCAGTTTTCAATTCACTACTTCTTCAAAGATATTGAAACATTAACAGGATTTCTCCGAAATGTAAGTGAGTGTTGTAAAGTTGGTGGATATTTTATAGGTACTAGCTACGATGGAAGAGCTGTATTTAGAAAATTGGAAGGTAAAAAAATAGGAGAGAGTATATTCATAAATAATAAGGGTGTTAAAATGTGGGAAATCAAAAAACAATATGATGGAGATGAATTTTCAAATAATATTTCATCTTTAGGTTATCGTGTGGATGTGTATCAGGAATCGATTAATAAAACATTTCCAGAATATCTAGTTAACTATGAATATTTAACACAGATCTTGGAAAATTATGGTTTCGTCTTGCTTGAAAGAGAGGAAGCGCGTTCTATAGGATTACCCGAATCAATAGGAAATTTTGATCAGTTATTCTATGAGATGGAATCTCAAATTAAACACCGCCGTTTGAGATCTTCCGATGTACAATCGGCACCTGACATGACTTCAGACGAAAAGAAGATATCTTTCTTGAATAAATATTTTATATTTAAAAAAGTAAGAGAAGTAAATGCAGAAGAGGTAAGCAGGGTATTAACCGGTTCAAGCATTGCTCAAGTAGATTTAGAAGAAAAGGAAACAACTATGGTTGATAAGCCATTAATTAAGAAAAAACCTGTTGTAAGAAAAAAGAAAAATAAACTCAAAATAGGAGTTCAAAAACAGAAAGTTTTAGAGCAAAAGACAGATGATTCAGTAGAAGAAGAGGTCGCCGTGGCTCCTGCACCTGGAAAATCTAAGCCTGTTATTAAAATTAAAAAAAGAAAGACAAAGGTCAAAGTTAAAGCGCAAAAAGTTGTTATTAAAGGTAAACGAAAGGCAAAAATCAAAAAAAAAATAGAAAAAGACGAAGATTAGATGCTTAAATTGATATAAACAGTGGATGATATATCATAATAATAATATGACTTATCATCAAGTGCCTAGTATAAATCTTTTTATTAGACCAGAACATATAAAGTTAACGTTCAGAAAACATGAGGAATATACTAATTATATCAGTCTAACTCTTGCTCAATATTTAAATAAGGTTAAAAAACGAATTAATAAATATCCAGAAGAATGGGATAATATAAAAAGAATCACCAATAGTTATGAATATATACATACAATAATACCACATTCTAAACATTCTATTAGTAAAATTAAACCTTTATCTAGAGCATTTTTTAAATTAATAGAAATGTGTAATACATTTGATTTGTTTAATGAAGGGTCAAAATCAATAAATTCGTTCCATTTAGCTGAAGGGCCCGGTGGATTTATAGAAGCAGCTACTTATTTGAGATATAATACAAATGATAAATATTATGGCATGACATTAATAGATCAAGAGAATGACAATGTTCCTGGTTGGAATAAAAGTATACTTTTTTTAAAAAAAAATAAAAATGTAATAATTGAAAATGGAATTGATGGAACTGGAGACTTATATTCTCATCAAAATTTTGAACATTGTTACAAATCTCATAAAAATTCAATGGATTTTATAACTGCCGACGGGGGTTTTGATTTTTCGGTTGATTTCAATAAACAGGAAGCTATGGCTCTTAGATTAATTTTTACAGAAGTTATGTATGCTGTGATAATGCAAAAAAAAGGTGGAAATTTTGTTTTGAAAATGTTTGATACATTCCTCAAAAGTTCAATTGATATTATTTTTATGCTATCTTCCTTATATTCTGAAGTATATATTACAAAACCAGATACAAGTAGAACTGCTAACTCTGAAAGATATATTGTTTGTAAAGGTTTTAAAATAGATGATTCTTCTTATTTATTTGATAAATTATACCATATGTTAATCATGTTAAACAATTCGCAAATAGATGATCTTACAATTCAATCTATTATTGATGTACCTCTTCCTTATAAATTTAAAATATCTATAGCAGAGGTAAATTCTATTCTAGGTAATCAACAGATTGATAATATATTAACTACAATGCGTTTTATTGAAAATAAAGAAAGAAAGGGTGAAAAAATTAATATAATAAGAACTGGTAATATACAAAAATGCGTGACATGGTGTATTAAAAATAAAATACCATATAATAAAACAGCAAATACAGGTAATATATTTATGACTAATAGAAAAATGAAATCCTCCATAAATAAAACCTTATAAAATTGAACTAAAAAATTAATATTGTTTTAAATAGTATAAAAGACAATATGACATCATTAATCAAACAACAAGTTTCAGCTATTTTCAATCATTTCATCAAACAAAATACTCATCGAGGTCGAGTGGGACAGGATGGTGCTACTTCAGGTACGATAATTATTAATGAAAATCCTGTTGATTATCTAGTAGTATATGATGGTCACGGTAACGGAAAAAACAGAGATGTAACGGTAAATTATCTTCGCGGACTAGATTGGTCATCTCTTTTGGTATCCGGTAACTTTTATTTGACATTGTCTGAAAATTTAAAGAAACTAGATACTTCCGGAGGCGGTTCAACGCTTTCAGTTTGTTTAATATATGATTCACACTTTGAAACGTTTTGGATTGGAGATTCTACTATACGAATTTATGATGAAAAAGAGGAGATATGGCGTTCAAAAGATCACAATGAAAAAAATCCTGACGAGGTTACTCGAATGAGTGAAATTGGAATAGAAATACTAAAAAAATATAAACGAGGTTCTAAAAATGGTCAGACTATTTATACAGTTAAAACATTGAGTGGAGATACGTTGGGTATGACACAAGGTGCCTTGTTTGACTACGGATCGATAGATACTATAAACATGTCTCACGCTTTAGGACATAATAACTGTACAGGAGACTTCATCTCCCACGCTTCAGTTCCTAGAGAAGAAGGGAAAAAATACAAAGTTATCGCTGGCACAGATGGCTTGTGGGAACTTATCCATGACGAAGCTCATAATGAGTTCTTGATAGATAGAAAAAATCAATCTGAGGCTGTAGTAAAATTCGCTGACACTCTTTGGACCAAAGATTGGAATTATAATGGATCTAAAACTTCCTTTCCACAGCATAATATTGATGATGTCGCTGTAGCTACTTGGTCGGATTAATTTATTTTGAACGATGGTATAGTATCAAAAACATAAAATAACTACAGTCGATTAAGGTATAGTTTACCATTAAATATATATTAAATAATATTAAATATAAAAATTCAATTTACAAAAATGAATATTTTGTCTGTAATCAGAACAACTCCATTTATGTTTTTTTATTATAAATTAAATGATGAATTAGAAAATATACAAACGAAAAAATTAGCATTAAACAGTACCTCTTTATTTCACGCTTCTTCAAGTGTTTTATTAGGTTTAAATTATTTATTAAAATCGGGTTCTCCCAGTTTAATACAAATGAATACGGGAGGATACTTGTTATTTGATGTATATTATATGATAAAAGTTGGTAAATTTGATTTTTTGAGATTGATGTATTTATATCATCACATTGCTATTTATCCTTACATGTTTTTATCGCCAACAAAATATTATTGGCCACAAGTAATATTTTATGCTGAATTATCAAATATACCTAATTATATTGTTTATTATAGTTTAAAACAAGATGAAGAAAAAAAATTAGGGAAAGGCTATAAATCATTGCGAACAAAATCACTTTTGAAAATACAAGTATATTTTTATGCATTTTTTAGAATATTTGTATTAGGATATTATGGTATTTCAGAATTAAATCATGGTGGTAAAACTCCTTTTACTATTTATTTAATATCAATATTATATATATTTGGTTTAATTTGGTTTGGCGCTATGGTAAAACAAAATTACAAATAACTTAAAATATATTATATAGTATTTCTTTATATGGATAATAATTCTAAAACTAAATTATTTATAATAACTATATTACTAGATTTATTTTTACTTTTTGTCATTATAAAACACACTGTATCTATTACCGGTCTACTTTGGATAGCAAGTGTTTTTATTTGTCATTTGTTGTTTTATGTTGCTTTATACAATGAAAATAGATATATTTTAAATGTATTACATTATTTTATTTTTATTCTTCCTTCTTTTGCAATATTTATAAATAATATTTATATTAGAATAATATCTCTTTTACTGTTGATTTTAATACAAATATTATGGATAAAAGAAAAAAGATGTATATTAAATGAAAACGATTATAAATTTGGATATGGAGATGAATTAAATCATTACTTAGTTGTTTATACTCCACTTTTGGCATTAAGCATTGGTACTTTATATAATAGTCAATAAATTTAGAGTTATTACATCGATATATAGATTAAACTCGTATATTAATTAAAACTTCTCATTCTTTAAATTAATCCATACCTGTTCGTTCACTGATATTGCCAATAATCCTTTAATTCTTCTATTGATTTCCGGAAAAGGAATGTTAATTTCCATGCGTTCACCTTCGTTTATATACTCTTTAAACTTTGCATATAACTTTTTTATAGGATCGTATTTGGTATTTAAATTAAAACTGCTCAATTTTGAAATTATTACTTTTACCTCATTTTGCCGTTCTTCTTTTGTTCGGTAAACAATCTCTTTTTTTTGCCTTTTAGGCTTATCTTTCTTTTTTCCCATATAGTTAAATTACTCGAAAAAATCTTAAGTAATTTAACTAATTAATGATGACGACGATGAGTAATGTCTATTATACTCGCCAGCTCTGCGGCTACCTAATCTATTGCGATTTCTTTCTCTGACATTATTTCTAGTAGCTTCTTGGTTTAAAGAAGGTAATCTGGATCTATGATTATTGTATCTATTAGACCCTCTAACTCTCATATTATTAGTAACTATATTATATCTGTTTCTTATTTCTCTTCTTTGTTGTGCGACTGCTCTACTAGCTCGGCGACCATTAACGTGCCTTCTACATACAGGACAATGTGGTCTAGTTGATAACCATCTGTTAATACAGTTTTCATGAAAATGATGATTGCATCCCAATGTCCTCTTATCATTATCTTCTACAATTTCTAAACAAATAGTACACATTACTACACTTCTTGCCAATTGTGACAAATGTGGCAATTGTCTTCTCATTGAATGCGTTGGTGATGTTTGAATATTTCTACGTGCAACTATTTCATTTGGTATGTTTGTGGGAGATCCTGTTGGGGATGCAATACTTGGCATATTTAAATGAGCTATATTTGCCCTTCTTGCTAATCGCGCCTGTGCACCCGACATCATTTTAACCATGTCGCGTAGTTTAAATTTATAAGAAGCTTGAAAGGTTCTCTCAAATAGATTACCTTCAGCGGTATTATCCGTAAGTCTAGTAATAGAAAAATAATAATTACCTTTTGGTAACCATTGGCCATTTAAGTCATAAATGTCTTCTGGCGAGCTGATACTTGTTTTTATTGGATAAGACATAAGTATATAACTGTACTAAATTTTAAATGATATTTAATTTAAATATCTAATTATAAGCATAGGTTTGATCAAGAGTCTATTTTCATATAAAAAAATTGATATTGTATATCATTAATAATTACATTTTTATTAAACATGAATTCGATAAAGTATCGAAAATTGTATCTAACGCAAAATTGGGAAGATAATAATTTCATAATGATTAAAGAAAAAATTAATGTACCACGATGCCTTCCTTGCCCTTATTCTGTAAACTTTCAAACAGTCCATCCGAAGGTTTTATCTGGGGAGGCGTATTGGATTACTCATAATGAATTATGTATTGGATATTATTCATCAATAGATCCTGATGTATTTCGACCTATATTTTCATATACACGGCAAAGATTACTGGATAAGGTTCATCATGGAAAAAAAGAGGATGATGATGATTACGATAAAGAAGATAATTATAGTATTATTAGTCCAAATTTAAAATATGCTAGAAAAAAATATTTAGTCGCAATTGATGAACACGTTATTTGTTTAGATAATAAAAAAATACCAATGGATTGTGTTAAGATAATTTTATCATTTATTAGTAATAAATTATAAATCTACGGTAACTGAATTTTAAATGATATTTGACTTAAATATCTAATTAGTGAAGCTACAATATTTTTTGTGAATAATGTCTTTCTTTTTTCTAGAACTACCTCAAACGCATCGTCTTCTACATCGCATCTTTTTTCAAGCAAACACGTCCCAACCATTTTATCATAACAAGTATCAAAATTCATAAATGCAAGTTTGACGAAAGCATTTAGATTACCGCTTTTTAAAAGATCTCTAGTAGAGTTAACAGATATCGTACCCCACGTTTCATTAATCTCTCGTTTTGTATCGAATGTTTCGCCCAAACTATGCAAAATAATTTGAGGGTATGCAAAACATATACCGTGATGATCTCCTGCTTGCAAGTTAACACCTAAGTATGTGTTTGTTTTAGTATCATTCCATTTTATGTTTATCTTCTCCTCATTATAATCTTTCAATGTATTCCAATAATTAATTAGATCTGATATTAATACCAATTCCGTAGGCTTGTCAAATTCTACTACGTGTGTTCTCTTACTACTAATAATTCGTCTGAAAATATCCGTGTCACTCATATCGCGCCCGTGTGAATTAATATAATATGCTTCATATTTTTCATCATTGGGTGTTAAAATAAGGCATGTACTGTGTGTGCTGTATTCTAAATCAGGTCTTTTTGTTTTTGTATTTCGCGTTTCTATAACACAATAAGACTCCAGTGCAAACATTATAAATATCACTTTTTTTTCGGATATACAATGTTGAATATTTTCATAGAGATATTCATAATAGTGACTGTATTCTCCTTTATCTTTTCCGAAACGACCACATGCTATATCTCGTAGTATATCTTTTTCGACACTTTTATTTTTTTTGGGAATGATTTCTTTTAAATCTAGTGGAACTTGTAAAATTATTAAATTTTCTTTCATTGATTTGCAAAATACCTTGTCACGTGCGAGATTACACGCTAAATGGGCGGGTGTATCTGTAGATATGTTATTTGCTTTTATTTGCGCTGCCTTTTTTAAATAAGAGGAAAGTTTATAATGCTTTCCTCTTAGTTCATTTCTAGCTTCAGATAAGGTTTTGGTTTTATTCATTGTGATTGCTATTAAATGGTTATGTGTTAAATGTAATTAATTACTTAATATATTTATTTAAATCTTTTCAATTTATTAGGGTCGCAATTATGTCTAGTATTACATCGGAAATTACATCTTTGCGGTAATGTTTGTAATGCTCTACACGAGGGTTTTTCTTCAGGCATCTTACATCTTTGAGGTAATCCATTGAATGTTAAACTTTTTCCCAAGCATACACCACTTAAATTAGCTTTATATGTTGGATATGTGTTTCTATACAGCGATCCCGGATAGGATCCATTAGACGCTCCACCAAATCCATTTACACTATTCACATGATTATCAAAAGACATAGATCCTATATTCGTATTTTTAGCGCTAGTCTTATTTGTACCGTTTTGACCGGTCACAAGTTTTCTTGTAGATTGTGCTTTTAACTGTGTTTGATATTTCAACCTATTTATTCTTGACCCCCCTGATACAGCACCTTGCGTTGAAAATCTAAGGTTACTTCTTTTATATACTGCCTTGCAATTATTATTCGTTGCTTCGCAAACCGTATAACCTTTTTTGGCGCAAATTATATTTCCTGACTCATCCATTTGTTGTGAACAATTCATAACAGTACAATCTAATCCTAGGATATTATTGCATGAAAGGTCACAATTACCAGAACAATTCTTATTTCCAGTCTTAGAAGAAAGGGTTGCATGAACTCTTGCATTTGAACATCCTGTTAAGAATTCTGAATTAGATGAACCTTTTATAGCTGAATTGGAGAGATAATTAAATGCCAGATTATTAAATTCTCTACAGCGCCGTTCTAGATATTGCTTAGAAGAGTAGTTATATTTATCATTCATCCATCCATTTCTATTTTGTATTCTTTTTTTTACTTGTGGATATCCACATAAATTGGCATTTGTAGATTTTGAATTATTTACTATTAAATTACCGCTTCCATCAATTCCAGTAACATTATCTTTTCTGAATGTGCCGCATGTTTTTGCATAATTATCCTTATAGACAGTATTTTTAGTTAGTGCTTTTTTTTGAGGGGGTAATTCTTTTGAATGATCGCATAACTCATTTATAGTTGGACTTGGAGTTGTTTTATATCCATTTGGAAGTTTGCCTGTAAACAATAATTGTTTTCTATAACCAAGAATAGGGTTCCTAATGATTTTATCATTGCAATATTTTTTCTGTTTAAAAGGCGTATTTGGATTTAAAGGAATACAAGTGCAACCAGAGTTAGGATTTCCGCAAGATGTGCATCTGCAATTTTGTAATTGTTTTTGATTATTATTAATATTGACATATGCTGATTGTAGGGGCGTTGAATTCATCGTATTAAATATAGGATTTCCATCTGGATGATGTGTTCGGGTTCTTCTTCTTTTTGCCCTTAACATTTATATTTAGGTTAGAAAATAGAAATGTTAGTTTGAAACGTATTTATGGGTTTACGGTTTTGATTGAAAATGTGGCTTTTTCTTGACATTTGCGATTTCCTTGATATCTCGCATTATTGATTCCTTCGTATTCGTCAGACCATTCTTTAAATGTTCGCTTGCCAATTGGTTTTACACAATCAGGCATTGGGCAATTTGCTACACATTTATTACCATATCCAGGTGCTCTTATATTATGACTATCAGTTCGTTGATTATAACCATAAGTTCCAGAGGAATGAGGTTTCCATGTCGGTTGACCATGATTAGATCGGGTAGATCGTCCTTTATTGGTAAGTTGCGGTATTCCGAAAGGTTGCGGTCTATATCTTATAGCCGAAATATTTCTATTAGGCCAGACACGCTCTAAATGTTTTGCATTGTACATCCATCCCGTAAATCTAGGTTTGCCTGCAAAATACTTACCCTTTCCATTTCCATCTGGATGGCATCTTTCATTTATTTCCCCTCTTTTGCATTTGCTATTTGCTGATCGTATAGTATCAAGCTTTAATCTCTCCATTCTGCTTCCAGCACATACGGCTCCTTGTACTTTAAATTTTTTATTATTGGGTTTCCAAACTGTTACAGCATTTTTAGACAATAGATTCGCGGACGGATTATTTGTCGGCAAACAATTAATACAAGCATTTCCCCCACTTTTACGATATTGGGATTTTTCGCAACAAGTGGAATTGGGATAGAGCGAATTTTTACATTTTTCACCTTGTGGACAACTTGAATTTGAATCGTCTTGTATTGGTAAATTTTTCTCCAGTCCTCTTTCATAAGTATTCATTGCACGATTTTTGTTGTATTGAGAGTAACTAAAAGAATAGGGTTTTTGCCAACCGGAGTCTGTAGGACAAAGCAGGCGTTTATGTTTTTTTCCGGATCGTTTATCCTTATATTCAACACAAAATTGTTGTTTTGGTTGCATGCCTGATCGGATACGTCTATCATAACACACTCTGGTATCTTGTTGACAAGAAATAGCATAGGAATCTTTATACACATCATTAGTGGCTTCTTTAGAAACACAAAGATTTTTTTTAAATTTGGGGTTAAACGTAAAGGGCATATATTGGTATAAACTGCCATCTGCGCGGTACAAATATATTTGACTATTTGATTGATTGAGAATTAACTGGTGTATTTTTTTTTCAATTGTATTGTCATTTTTAAATGAAAATCTTAGTTGAGGACCTTGTGAAGAATAACCAAAATCAGTTACGGTGCCAAAAAATGTACCATTTTTTAAATAAACATATTCACCTCTCATTGGCATAGGTGTTTGGAATTTAATATTAGTTGGTAAACTTAATTCAATATAAGAGGGACCAAGACACCCTTTATAACAATTGCTATTACCTTTATTACTTCTACAACAACATGCTAAAGTCTTTCTATATCCAGCTATTGGTGCTCTGTAAGGGGCGCCAACTTTAGAACTACCCAATACCTTATAGGATTCGTGTTCAACACTTACAGATGGATCTAAGTTTTTAATACCGGTCCATACGCCTCCAATAAAATTTCCTCCATTAGGATTTTTGAAAAATAATCCAGTCGTTTTTTGAGGTGTATTTATAAATCGTTCTTTTAAAACACAAGAGTTTCCGCTTGATCTAACAATAATTCTAACATTTATAGGAAATGCACCGGAACAATCATGTGCATTAATCTCACCTAAGGGAATACAAGCATTGGAATTGGGAAACAAAATATCTTCAATGATACCAATTTCTTCTATAGATGAAGGGGTTGGTGGAGGTGTATTTTGTGGGTCAATATATCCCATAAATATTTTATTGCCTGGCTCCAATACAGTTCCATAATCAAAGCCGTATGTACTTTTAAATTTCCATAATTTGAAATTTATATTTTGAATTAAAAAATAGTTCCTACAGCATTGTGTTCCACATCCGGTAATAGTACAAGAACAACTGTTTAATTTGTTACCATTTGAATCTACTAAATCAGATTTACGTCCTTTATTACGGGAATCAAACCGAGAATTATGATTTTCGTATTTATTTACTAAACCTGTACTATTAAATGTGTTATAAATTCTAGATCCATCCGAATTATATATTTTTGTTCGACTATTTATCATTTTAAAACTTGCCATTTATATTAACAAAAGAAAAAATAGGAGTGATATATAATGAGTATTATAATATACATTTTAATTATTATTTTTGGATTTTTGTTAATAAATCATATATTTGAACATTGTTTAAAATCAATAGAAGGGTTAACAGGAAAAAATATTAATTCTTTAGCAGATGCAAACACAATAATAGGAAAATCTGGCCGTTCGCTTGCTAAATTAAAAAAAAATTTAAATAAAACTCTTGAAAGAAGCAAAGAATTATTATCCAAAATTAGTTCAGCAGGCACTACGAAAAGCATGAATAAAGCAGCTGGTAATCATAAATCTATTCAGTCTCTAAGTTTAAAACCTAAAGCACCCGATTGTGAAGGATTTCAAAATCAAAAAACATTAAATAAACTACAAGCATACACAACTACCCATGCTACTACATTGGGAGCATTAGATGATATTATATCAGATATTAATGCGAATATTAAAAAAACAAAAAAAGATTTACCAAAGAAAAAATAAGGAATACATATATAATGAATTTTTACATATGTATTTTTATATCTTTTATATTTACTGTTTTGATATTGAGGTACTTTTTTAATTCATCACAGGAAGGATTAACCAATAAAAAGGAAAAGGCACTGGCCGAACAAAAAGAAGAAGTAAAGCAGAAAGAAGACCAAGAAGAAAGAGCAAAGGCGATATCTACTTTAAATTCAAGTATTAATGCAAATAAAAAAAAAATAAACTCTTTAAAGAAAACGGATACAGACTTGAATAATCAACTATATGATTTAGAAAAAAAAGTTGATTGCGTCACGAAAGGTAATAATTCTCATGCCGACGCTGCCAAATCAAAAGCCACACAATTAGAAAATCAAAAGAAAAATGCTACCAATTTTTCTACAAATTTTTCTCCACCCTAAACAGTATCTTCAATTTCAAATCTTCTCGCTTCAATATAATTTAAAGGATTATTTTGAAATGATAGTATACGTTCACCTATATTTCGCACATTCATTTTTTTGATAATTCGATTATGACATCGACTATAGAAAAACAAATTATGGACTTGTATCATAGAAGTTATTGGTCCCCAATATGCGATTACTGTAACATCTCTGGATAGTTTTGCAATCATCAGGATAAATAAAAAGCTAATAACTATAAAACCTGACCATATTAATTTAGGAAATATTCTATAATAATAAACTGATTTTCTTTTAACATTCAAGTGTATTTTAATCAATAAAACTAAAAATGCGATACTTGACCATGAAAAAGCACATAATCCTTGATAATAAGACCACGCGAGCCATTCGTTATTTTTAATTTCATAAAATAAATGAAGTGATTCTAATTGAAAAACTTTTATACTTGCAAATTTTGTAACACTATCGAATGTCCATAAAAATCCACCTAAAACCCATCCCAAAAGAGCTCCAATTGATAATTCGCCGCAAATGCCAAATCCATCATATACCTTATATGTTTCCAATGGATGAATACGTTCTATTAAATAATGGGTTCTACATATTTCACATCTTTGTGCGCTATCCCGTCCGATTGTTTGTATTCTCCATTTTTGTAAACAGGATTCATGTATCCATTTTGAACTTCCATCGCAAGAACACGGACTTATTAGTTGTTCTTCTACACCATCTTCAAAGCAAATTCTACACTCTGCCATAATGTATATTATATGTATATTTTAATATACTTATTATATAATAATGACAACTACTGGAAGTTCATTTTTTAATAAAGCAGCATCAGATCCGTCATCCTTAGGTGAAAAGTTTACTGGTCCAAATTATGTATATAGTAAATGGATTAAATCACCAACAGAAATGGGAATGAATGGAGGTGGGTCTTTGGATGATTTGGCGGATAACGTATCCGGTCTAATGAATTACATGACAGTTTTAACAGAAGGTGGTGGTCCAGCTCTTAAAACCGGAGGACAAAATTTAGGAGATAGATATTTTTTAAGTACTGGTGGAAAATGCCAAGATTCGCAAGGAAATTCTGTCACTCGGTCCCTTTACATTGATAATGTACCAGATGGTGGCGCGCCAGCTTTAAAAAAAATGGGAATGGGCGATAGTGCATTCAACGGATTAATTCCTGGTTTATTAAATGATGTAATGGCATTGAATCCTGTACAATTATTTGGAGCCTTTATGAGTGGAAGTACACCTAACTGTACTAATATTCATATGAAAACAATTGATTCAAGTAATAAAGATGGTACTGGTAGCGGATTTGTTGTAAATAGCGAAATCAAGAATATGAATCCGTGCGCTTTTGTCAATGGAAAAAATCCCATTACTGGCGATAGTTGTGAAACAAAAGAATCTTTTGTTAATGCAAATATAAAGATGGGAAAATCACATGATTTAATTGTATCGACATTTTCAAAAAGACGACCTTTAGCCGATTTGTATACTGCTACTGTAGGAGGGTTATTTGTATTTTTACTCTACAAAATGCTTTATAGAAGTAATTAGAATTATTATATAAAAATCTAATTACCTACTCTTGGCAACGTGAACTCAATAAAATAGGGTTGAAGTGGTTTCAATATATATTCAATAATAAGTGGTAATGTCGCAAAAGTCACTACAATACTAAACCATGGTTGTACTGAATATTTATTACCACCCACAAATCCACTCGTGGCAAATACACTACTTTGTTTTGCTTTCTTATTGGGACCACCTGTTATTTTTGCCATTTGATCTTTAGACAGAGGATTTTTAACTTTACCAGGTTTTTTGTCAGATTGTTTAACCGTTTCGGTGGTATCAAGGGTTGATGCGAATAAACCAGTAATAGGAGCAGTTATAGCTGTCAAACTGATTCCACCACGAATACTATTATAAATTAGCATTATAAGAGCTAAAATAAATATACCCCAATAAATATAACTTGTGTATTTATTAACAGTTTTCGAGGTATTGCTATTATTATAAAATGTACTCATCCTATTAGCAATTGCTCTTTTACTTTTTTCATCTGCAATTTGTTTTTGATCAGATGAAATATTTTTTTTATAATAGTCAATTAAATCCTTGATTCTTTTTTGATATATTGCCTGCGATCTTAGCACACCAATATTTTTATCGATTGATGCTATATCTACTGTATAATCTTTTGTAATTTTATCAATTGTTAAATTAGCTGCATTTAAAGCTTTCTTATCATGATTTTTTTGATAATAATCTGATCCCCTATTTGCCATCGGTAATCCAGCTGCTTTTTTTTCTATTTTATCACTCGCATCTTGAAATTTTTTTGTGGCATTGACAAGACCTGCTAAAGTAGATTGTAATTGATCTTGACAATTAAGTATTTTATTCATATCTGCTTTGGTAATTTTAGGTTTATCTGACATATCAGTTGTATAATATATAGAAATTAATAAATATTTTGGTGTGTTATCAAAATATTTAATTATATGGTGCAAAGCTTTCAGTTGCTGCAATTCCCTTTTTCTTACCGTGTCCTGCTGATGCAGCTGTTAAATCTTTATTAAAATCTTTTGTAACTCCCTTGTATGCTCTATCTACATCCTTATATGCTTTGCCTACATCCTTTTTAACTTTATCGTATGCTTTACTTGCATCTTTTTCTGCACGGTGAAATTCACTCTTAGCTTGCTTATAACCACGGTCAAAGAATTTCTTATCTACTTCCCATACACTAGGTTGATGACCACCTGGTGTTTTTTCGGACCATTCAAATTGGTTCCAATTCATTGGATTTCTGTAATAGTTCCACCAAATACGTTTAATAGTCAAAAATACTGCGACTGCTATTGATAAAACAATAAGACTATTTCCAACAGTATTCCATCCCATTCCATTAAGATATACGCCTCCTAAAATAAATAAACTGCAAAATGCGATTGTTTTAAAAATACTGGCATGTGAAGAAAATCGATTATATTCATAATTAGTAATTTCAACCATTCTGTGTTTATTTGTTCTTGAATTAATAAGATCTTGTGTCTGTTTTTCGATATTTTTAAGTTGGTCCTCTGCCACCATTAACATTGCAATCTGATCTTGTAAGGCAGTTCTATCCCCTGATAAAGTGCATTGCGTGGTTGATGAAACATATGATAATTGTTGCAGTAATCTAATACGAGCATCTTGTACAGATTTCAATTGTGTCATTAAAGCATCCATTTGTGACTGATTTTTAATCTTACCAGTACTCATATCTGTATCCTTTTTCATTTCATTTAATATATTGACTTCTTGTTTTTGTAACTCTTCTATATCTTGAATAATTTTTGGCTTGCCCTTAGAATCGCCCCCGAATGGCATCAAAGAAGCGCATTGACCAGCAAGAGTATTTTTTTTCTTATTTTGATTTGTGGAATTTGGATCTGGGTTTTTTTTATTAGGATCCTTTTTCGGATTAACATTGCCTGAATTATCATAACAGGTTCCCACTGATTGTCCCCGATATTTAACTGATTCGGTTCCTAAACTGCACTGCATGGCAGGATGGATGCATAGATTCTGTTTTTTGTCATATGTGTAGAAATGTTTGCCATTTTGGGTTGGACAGGTTTTCGGTGATCTCATATTATATATAATATGATATCATAAAAAATTATATTAATTACTGGATTTTAACTTTTTAATTACAAGAAACATTCCAGAAATTGCTAAAATAAACCAAATATAATAACTAATATTAGCACTCTGCGATTTAAAATTGACATCTTCATACATACCCATTAATTGATTTCGTTTTTTTTCTGTTATTTGATACTGATCATATACCTTTTTATATTTTTGCATATCTCTTAATAACTTTCTACCCACGGCCGATTGTTCTAGTTTTGTTTTATTTATTTCAGTATTTGTTTTCGTTACAATATCTCCCATAACTTTTGTTTTAAAACTCATAACTTTATTAAGTACCATAAATTTCAAAATATCAATATATAAATTTGCATATGGTACATTTTTACATTCATCCACTAGTTCACTAGGACTGGGTAGTTTCGTATATCCTTTTGGTATTTGTAAACCTAAACCATTGCCAACTGTTTTGAGTACTGTTTTTGGCAATTCTCCACCTGGCGGAAGAGGCAAAACACATTTTCTACCTAAATTAGGTTCCTCTTTCGACGTCCAAAATTCGAACCATGGATCTGCATTGTATGTTTTGCACGATGCTTTGTTTGGAGTTACATCTCCAAATTGAACCATTCCATTCGGACAATTATCTGGTTCGCCTCCATCTTCTCCACATTGTAGCCATGGGGTATCGCCATTCCCCGGATCTTTCCATTGATTAAATGCTTTTACACCCTTCTTTGGACGCGGTTTTGGTTTTAAACCTGGTATCCAAGCATTGGGATTGTGAAAAAATGATTGTTTATTTCCAGACTCTATTATATTTTTAGGATAGCATAGATCATTACAAGATACACTTGGGTGGTCACTATCCATATAAATCTTGGTACCATCAATGCACTCACAATAACCAGATTGATCTGGTTTAATTTCAATATCACATCCATATCTACCATTTTTTTTATCATCCGCCGTGCCTATATTTGTTTGGTTGTTTAAATCTATCGTCGTGCCTATTAAACTATTATCATCCAATAAACCAACATTTCCATCTTTTCCAACAACATAATTTTGTCCATAAAACCCAGACCTCCCTTGTTTGGTATTGGTAAAACTCTTACAATATTGTTTATGACCTGCGAAGGATTTAGAAGCGGTAACATTACTACCTGGTTTATAATTTGGATCCGCTATACCCATAGCACATCCTGTTTTAAATATTTTAGCCCATTGTTGTTCTAATTTTTTAAGATTTCCATCAATGGTTTCTGGAGAACTATCTGCACTAATCATTTGTATTACTAAAGGATCGTTTCCTAATTCATCATGTAATGATTTAAATATATTAGTCGTTGATGCTAATAATGTTCTTACTCCGTCAGGGTTAACTGCAATCATTTGATCCAATGTTTGTGCGGCATCTTTTGACTGAGATTTTGTTTGTCCCCAAGTTCCTGTACGTACAGTTGATGCTACAGGATCACTGCCTAATAAATTATTAATAGCTTTTCTTGTTTTTAGATCGGCATCATTAACTATTTCCTCACCCGCTCCTTTTGGAGCTTTCTGTTTGCTGTCAACTCTATTTTTCCCCCAACCAACCGGACCGTATGATCCCATTTGTGCAGGATCAAGGGGTATTCCCAAAAAATCATCACGATTTGTTATGACCTGTCCGTCTGAAGTAACACTACCAACAGAATATTTTTGTAAATTATTTGAAAACCCTTCTTTTGTACTGCTTTTGTATTGACTTAATTTACCATTACCTACTCCTGGTGGTGGAGTAGTAGTTGCTAAATGTTCCATGCCTTGTTTTGTTTGTGCTAGAAAAAGAAGATAATAATATTTGACAACTTGATTTAAATCATCGAATGGTGTAGTGAAACCAAATTTGCCAATTAACTTTTCATAATATTCAAGTGCATTCATTTTTCCCAGTTTGAAAGTTTCTAATTCTGCAGCATTTAGATCAGCACCCGAGTATTTTGCATATTTGGAATTATTTAAATTGTCAACTGCTGACTGCAATGCTGCTGTGCCAGATTCCCCTCCTTTTGTAAATTTTATAAGAGCCATCATAGCAATTACATCACCAACAGTCTCTGGTTTTTTAATACTGCCTAATCTGATGGCGGTGAGATTTAATATTGTCTGGGCTGAACTTTGTCCCTTAGGCTGTGGATGATTGCGGAATGCCTCATAGAGAGCTGCTATGAAAGCACTGGTGTAGACAATACCACCTACGGTAAGCGCAGCTGCCTCCGCTGCTCCTGCCCCCAATGCTCCTACCCCCAATGCTCCTGCTCCCGATGCCCCTAATCCAAAACCTGCCATACCTCCAAAACCAAAGGACAGGGCGCTCTCCATCGCGACGGCGGCTTCGGCTGTAGCGATTGTGTCGG